GTTCCAAGAGTGGTTAATGCATCAACTATTGATGGTATTGGTCCTGGTGCTGGGGTAGTTGAAGTTCCAAGAGTGGTTAATGCATCAACTATTGATGGTATTGGTCCTGGTGCTGTTCCAAGAGTGGTTAATGCATCAACTAGTGATGGTATTGGTCCTGGTGCTGGGGTAGTTGAAGTTCCAAGAGTGGTTAATGCATCAACTAGTGATGGTATTGGTTCTGGTGCTGTTCCAAGAGTGGTTAATGCATCAACTAGTGATGGCATTAGTCCTGGTGCTGTATGCGGCGCTGGTGATGGACTTGGCTCTGGTGATGGACTTGGCTCTGGTGATGGACTTGGCTCTGATGATGGACTTGGCTCTGGTGATGGACTTGGCTCTGGAGATGGCTCTGGCGATGGACTTGGCTCTGGTGAGGGTGATGGTGGCAGAGATGGTAAAACAAAACCATCATAATAATCAAACCCTGCGATATTTCTAAATTCTGTCATATTATTATTCCAGCTAGGATTACTCTGCCCACTAATAGTATTAAAGCCGTAATCCTTCAAAGGATTAATATCTGCCATTACAGGTATTAATTGTATTATTTGTTCTACAGTTAATAGTGGCTCTGATCTAGGGGATGGTAATGGAGAAGGTGATGGACTTGGCTCTGGCGATGGACTTGGCTCTGGGGATGGACTTGGCTCTGGCGATGGCGATGGCGATGGCGATGGCGATGGCGATGGCGATGGCGATGGCGATGGTGATGGTGATGGTGATGGCATTGGTGATGGCATTGGTGATGGCATTGGCGATGGCCTTGGCGATGGCCTTGGCGATGGTGATGGTTGAGAAGGTGGTCGTATTAATGGTTGAGACGGTGGTCGTATTGATGGTTGAGAAGGTGTTTGTATTGATGGTTGAGACGGTGTTCGTATTGATGGTGTTACCCTTTGAGTTGTTGGTGCAGAAGCTACTGTAACGGAAGTATATAAACTAGTACTTGGTACTGTAGGAGGCGTACCATCTATAGGTAATGATGTACCAACTGGTAAAATAGTACTAACATTAACACCCTCTTGAGTAACAATACTTCCAACAACATTTATATCTGGTATAGTTATATTGAAATTTGTATCAATATTAACATTCTTTCTTACTTGAGATATATTGTCAACAATGAAATATTCATGCGTTATATTATCATAGTATATAGGGTAATTTACACCAGCCGTAATATAACCACCTTTTTGTTTTTTATATTTTCCACCACCACTTGAACTAGCCGTCGCATTAAAAAAATAAGGAGTTGTAGAATATGTAGTGGGTGTAGCTGGAACTGTTACATAATTAACAGTTGGTGTAGTTATATATGATCCTGTAGAACTCGTATTAGCATTGCTTGCTCCTTTAGCACAATTATTATTAATTGTAATCATACAATCACCACCTTCTTGTTTTTTATTTTTAAATGTTTGTCCACCACCTTTTTTCTTTTTATTTAGTGTCATCTATAATAGATATATATATATATTTATAATAAATTAAATATAATCCGTTCTTTCCACTTTGTTTTCTGTTTATTGGTATAATATTGTAACTTTACAGGAGTCTTAGAATCTAAAGTGTTTTGATATGAAATAACCTTTTTGAGTGGACTTACAAATATACTTTCAGAATTCAATACGATTCCATCTAATACTCTTTCTTTATTGTAATACAAATCTAGAAAGATTAATTCTCGGTCGTAAGTCTTAGATCCTTTTTGCTGGTCATTGAAGCGTTCTAGATTACAGTATTCAAAGATTTTATTCTTTAGAGCAAATTGATTGATAATATCAACATAGCGACGAATAGGAGATGAAGCATGGGCATAACATTCTGTTTCTAGCATACTATGAAATGTAGTATCAGTTGGCAAGCAATACTTTGCCGATTCATAAGCAAGATACATGTATGTATCTGAAAACATCTCAAACAACTTTGCTCGTTCAATATTAATACCTTTTTGACTTCTAAGAATACCTGTATTTTTTGCTTTAAGAAGCTCTCCAGCTTTTGTATTATAGTATAACATTAATACTTCAATCCATTTATGACTATCTTCTACATGAGAGCCAGATAGTCTAGAAATATAGTTCTTCAATAATTCAATATCAATCTCTTTACAGTTGTAAACACTAGTATAAGTATAAGACTTTGTAACTTTTACGCTAGTTTCTTTGAACTCATAAGTAATATCTTTATCAAATGTGATAATAAGACTATAAGCAAGTCGTTCTTCACCTTCTATTAAACTCATAAGATTCTCTGACAGCTCTCTAGGAAACATGGGTTTTACACATGTTCCTTCTTCGTAAAGTGAAGTACCAATATTTTCAGCAAAACGCAAGAATGGATTTGCTTCTACCCAAGCAGATACATCCGCAATACTAATTGCTAGCTTATTGTCCCAAAGTGAAATACAGTCATCAATATCTTTACAGCCATCTGGATCAATATTAATGGTTGGAGCATCAATTCTGTAGCGCTCACTAGAAGGTTTAATAATTTCTGGCATAATTTTCGGCCATTTATAAGGACTCGCTTTTAATAACGATGCTTTCTTTTCTACTATATAATCTCCACAATCTCCTAACAAATCAACAAACACCCCTTTTGGAAATTCAGAGTTCTCAGGCCAAGAATCAAACTTAAATGTAATAAGTTTATTTTTAACTCTATCTACAATCTTTGACCCAACATAAAACGCTGGATATTTATCATCAAGTGGGCTACATAAATATATAGAGTTTCCTTTCCCTGTAAATCCATATTTTGAGCCAGTTGTTTGAAGGATACCCACCAATACTGGGTGTTCGTTCCTCCTAGATAAACTACACCCTTTATCTGTAGGTACAATAAAATCATAAGGCAAAGAACGGTCAGCATTCTTTGCTCCTTCAAAGCCAACAAAAGAACCATATCTCTTTTTTACTATTAATTGTTCCATTTAGATACAAAAAATATAATAACTTTTTAATCAATTTTTTACTAAATGTATTTATTCTTTATATAATGATACCTACACACAGCTTCATATTTATCTGAACTACCAATATCAATAATAGAATTATTATTAATTTTTCTAGATGTAAAGATTGCTTCTTCTAATCCATTACACTTCATACATGTAGCCTTTAGTTTTATAATATTATCTGCAAGAGGAACAAGTTGTAATACTTCACCAAAAGGTTTTCTATTTATATCTCCATCTAAGCCAGCAACAATAAGATGTTTTTTATGAACATCTACTGCTTCTCTAACAAACTCTAAAAGATTTGTGTAGAATTGTGCTTCTTCAATAATAATAACTTTTGCTTTTAAGAATTTTTTATTTATCATTGCGTCCATTATATTTTCAACTGCAATGTCCGCTACACAAGAATCTTTATTATGGCCAACAATTCTTGTTTCACTAGTATAGCGTTTATCGAGTGAAGATGTAATGATATAGACTGGGTCTTCTGCCTCTTTATGTTTCTTAATACAAGAAAGTAAATAAGAAGACTTTCCAGAAAACATAGGGCCTATTACAATAGTTAGAGACATTTATGATATTAAAAATAGGTTATATTATTTAAACAATTTTTTTAAATTAGTGCGTGCCAGTACTACCAAATCCACCAGACCCACGAACAGTCTCGGGGAGACTATCTACAATCTTAATCTCTTTTATCCAATTCATATCAGGCGCTACAATCTGTGTAATACGTGTTCCTGCTACAACATTGGGATACGTATGTTCGTTCAGATTTGTCACAAGTGCCTTCATGACACCTCTATAACTCCTATCAATAATTCCCACCGAATTTGCAAGCATAATACCAGACTTATACATAGAAGAGCGGGGATACATATAATAATGAACTTCCTCTTCGCAACCATCCGCAAACACTTTTACAAGACGGGCACGAGTGCCGAGGTCTAGCAAATGTACTGCTTTTGGGGGAGCATTGTGACGCTCATCAAACTCGCTAGAAACGTTGTAATCTTCAACAGAATACAAATCTACACCAGCATTATCATTAGAGCGATCAGTAGTAGCATAAGATGAATAATACTTGGCTCCATCTTCAGTAGGCCAAAGCTCAAGACGATAATAACTCATTTCTAATGTAAGAATTGCGCTATCCTTAAATCAATTTTCCACATTTTTTACAAATTTTCATAGTTTGAACTAAAACAAATACATGCCAACAAGACTTTTGTTTTTGCTTTAAAAGTCTATCTTTTTCTTCTTTTTCTTCTTCTAGCTTCTTAAAAAAGTTCTTTCTAAATTCTTCTAATTTATCCACATTCATCTATTTAAACGCTCTTTTAATAATAAAAATATGTCTGAGATAGTCTTACCAGTGAGTCTTGGAGAAGCATTAGATAAACTAACAATTCTTGATATTAAAGTTGAGAAAATATCGGATGGACGAAAAGAAGATTGTTTAAAAGAATATAATGTGCTATATGAATCTCTAAAAACATATGTAATACAATATAGTTATTATTATAAAATTCTAAAAGAAGTAAATCTAACAATTTGGAATCTACAAGATAATATTCACAAAGACAAGAATTTAACAAAAACATATGGGGAAGTCTTAAGAGAAAATGATAGAAGATTCCGTGTAAAAAAGAAGATTAACAATGCTGCGAATTCTAGCATTAAAGAACAAAAAGGTTATGCAAAGACAAAAGCATTTGTATATACCCATCTTGGGTTAGGAGACCATTTTTGGATGAATGGCGCAATCCGATATCTTTCAATATGTTATGACGAAACAGTTGTTGTATGTAAAAAGAATAACGAAGCGGTAGTTCGTTCTATGTATAGTGATGATTCATCTATAAAACTTTTTATAATTAATGATGATATAGACCTACATCCATTTGTATCAAGAAAATTATATTTAGAAGATGAAGGATACAAAGTATATAGTTGCGGATATCACGCAGATAGGCCATTTATTTATGATTTTCCTCATAGTTTTTATGATGATATGAAACTACATCGTCACTATAGAACTGAATACTTCTATGTACCTAATTTCAAAGAATCTCTAGAAATGCTTGAAGCAGTTCAAAACATATCAAAAGAATATATTCTTATTCATCAAAAATCTTCGCAGAAAACAATAGATATATTTTCAGAGTTAGTAAAAGTAAATCCTAATGTGCCGGTTTTAGATATTAATACTAATAATTATGAAAAAGGTCATAAGTTCTATGATGTAGCAGAATTAGTTGTTAATAAACCAATGTTATTATATAAACATCTTATTATATTTGCAAAAGAAATATATTGTTTAGAATCTTCGTTCTATTGTTTTGCGTCCCATTTAGATTTATCAAACGTTTCTAAGAAAATTTGTTATTTACCTCACGATGATTCTGCGAATAGATTAGGTGTTTTCAGTACTGGAAATTTGGTTTAAACAAAAGCCCTAAAGTTATAAAAGATGAAAGTAGCATTTATAACAGGCATTACAGGCCAAGATGGCTCTTATCTAGCAGAGCTACTGTTAGAAAAGAACTATAAAGTTCACGGATTTTTTCGTCGTGTGTCATTAAACAACAGTTTAGGAAATATTCAACATATACTAAATCATCCTAATCTAACGCTACACAATGGCGATATAACAGATTGTTCATCACTGCTAAATACTCTTCGTAAAATAGAATATACTTTTGATTCTAGTACAGAACGTTTTGAAATCTATAATTTAGCAGCACAGAGTCACGTTCAGCGTTCTTTCGAAATGCCAGGATACACTTTAGAATCTGATGGTCTAGGTCCTTTGTATCTTCTAGAAGCAATGCGTCATTCTAAATACAAGAATATTACAAGATTCTATCAAGCATCAACTAGTGAACTATATGGAAAGGTTCAAGCGTATCCTCAAAATGAAACAACTCCTTTTTATCCTAGGTCTCCTTATGGAGTAGCAAAACTCTATGGTTTTTGGATTGTCAAGAATTATAGAGAGTCATATGGCCTATACGCAGTAAATGGTATCTTATTTAACCATGAGTCACCAAGACGAGGTAAGGATTTTGTAACTCGTAAAATTACAAGTACTCTAGGACGTATCATTAAAGGGGAACAACAAACTCTGGAACTGGGTAATCTTGATGCGAAACGAGACTGGGGTCATGCAAAAGATTATGTAGAGGGGATGTGGAGAATTCTACAAGCGGATCAACCAGAAGATTTTGTATTAGCGACAAATGAAGTTCATAGCGTTCGTGAGTTTGTAGAAATCGCATTTAGACAAAAAGGTCTAACACTTACATGGTCTGGTTCTGAAGATAAAGAAGAAGGTCACGATCAACATGGAAACCTTCGTGTAAAGGTAAATCCAGATTTTTACAGACCTGCGGAGGTAGATATATTATGTGGAGACGCAACAAAGGCGGAAACGCAGTTAGGATGGAAGCGTGAATATACTTTTGAAGCACTTGTTAGTGAAATGGTAAATATGGATTCCTAGACTTAAAGCTTTTACAAATAATATATAAAATTGATTTATAAACAAAATTTCTACTTATAGAAACCTTAATTTATATAAGAAGAATGCCGAGTGGATTAAATCAACCCTCTTCGGAAATTGAACCCATTGTGGGTATTCAATTTGGTATTTTCAGTCCAGAAGAAATTGAACGACGCTCTGTTGTAGAAATTACAAATGCGGGAACATTTGATGGCAATGAGCCTCGTATCGGGGGCCTCTTTGACCCCCGCATGGGCGTACTAGACAATGGTAAAACATGCCGCTCATGCGGTCAAACAAATCATAACTGTCCCGGACATTTCGGGCATTATAAACTTGCACGCCCAGTGTATTTTATTCAGTTCTTTCCTATGGTTCTAAATGTTCTAGACTGTGTTTGTATTCGTTGCTCAAAACTACTTATTGATAAAAATGTACACAAAAGTCTTTTAAAAAAGCGTGGCGAGTCTCGATGGAAGGCCGTTCTAGCACTCTGTAAAAATATTACCCGCTGCGGCCAAGATATTGAAGACGGTTGTGGCGCTCGTCAGCCAGACCGCTTTGTGCGTGAGGCCATCTCTCGTATTGTAGCAGAGTGGGATAACATTGATGGTGTGGAATCAGAAGCAAAAGTAAAGCAGCGTCAGATTCTGGAATGTGAATACGTATTACGTCTATTTCGCCGCATTACAGATGAGGATGTTGATTTCATGGGCCTCAATCGTTATTGGTGCCGCCCCGATTGGATGATTTGCTCTATAATGCCTATTCCTCCTCCTCAGGTTCGTCCATCTGTAATTCAAGATAATAATCAGCGCTCAGAAGATGATTTGACACACAAACTCTTTGAAATTATTCAGACCAATAACAATCTACAAGACAAAATTAACAATAACGCAAATAAGGGGCTTATTGACGATCAGTATGCGGTTCTTCAGTATCACGTGGCAACTCTTGTAGACAATCAGATTCCTGGTGTTGCCCCTTCCGCTCAACGCTCAGGTCGTCCATTAAAATCAATTCAGCAGCGTCTTGGCTCTAAAGAAGGTCGTATCCGTTACAATATTCAGGGCAAGCGTGTAGAGTTTTCTGGCCGTTCAGTCATTACACCAGACCCAAATATCAGTATTGAAGAGATTGGTGTGCCGATTAAGATTGCTATGAATCTAACAGTCCCAGAGCGTGTTACAAAGTTTAATCGTAACACTCTTTACAAACTCATTCAAAATGGTGCTGATAATTATCCTGGCGCAAAGACTATTGTGCGTAAAGATGGTCGCACCGTATCACTAAAACATGTAAATACAAAGGAGATTGTTCTAAATCTTGGCGATATCGTAAATCGTCATCTAATGGATGGTGATCCAATTCTCTTTAATCGTCAGCCCACACTTCACAGAATGTCAATGATGGGTCATAAAGTTAAGGTTCTTCCTTACAATACGTTCCGTCTGAATGTATCAGTGACTGCGCCATACAATGCTGATTTTGATGGTGATGAAATGAATGCGCACATTCCTCAGAGTTATGAGGCGAGCATTGAACTTGGTGAAATCGCAGCAGTGCCAAAGCAGATTATTACGCCTCGTCACGCAAAGCCTGTGATTGGTATTGTACAAGATTCTTGTATTGGCTCTTATCGTCTAACCCAGCCAAACATAAGACTGACTCGTCGTCAATTTATGAATATGATGATGTGGAACAAGCACTTTACAGGAAAGTTGCCAGAGTCTAATAAGCAGGGTAAAGTAGAACGCTATAACGGTCAGCAAATAATTTCACAGATTCTACCGCCTATCAACATGGAGATGGGTAATTCACGATACAACGATGAGAAGATTCCAGACAATCTAGTAAAGATTAAAGAGGGTAATATTACTCAGGGTGTTTTCGATAAGGATGTATTCTCGAAGCCTTCAAAGGGTATTATTCATACAATCTTTAAGGATTATGGACCTGCCGAAACGGTTCATTTCCTTGATTGTATGCAAAATACAGTTGAGCAGTTTCTGGTGTACAATGGATTCAGTGTAGGTATTAGTGATTTGATTGCCGACGAAGTAACAAAGCGTAACATGGACTCTAAGATTCGTGAAAAGAAGATTGAAGTAGAAAACATTATTCTACAGTTGCATCTAGGCTTATTCACAAACAATACTGGTAAGTCCAATAAAGAAGAGTTTGAGAATCGTGTAAATACAGCACTAAATAAAGCACGTGATGAGGCCGGCGATGTTGGTCTGAAGAGTTTGGCCGCTGAAAATCGTCTTGTAAGCATGGTAAGAGCGGGGTCAAAAGGTAATACTGTAAATATTGCGCAGATGTTGGCTTGCTTGGGCCAGCAGAATCCAGAGGGTAAGCGTATTCCTTTAGGATTTACTGACCGCACTCTTCCTCATTACAAGAAGTACGACGACAGTGCAGAAGCACGTGGGTTTGTTGAGTCCTCGTTTATCAGAGGTCTATCACCCCAAGAGTTCTTCTTCCACGCTATGTCAGGTCGTGAAGGTCTTATTGATACAGCCGTTAAGACAGCAGATACAGGTTATATTCAGCGCCAGCTTGTAAAGGCGATGGAAGACTGTGTAACACAGAATGACGGGTCAGTGCGTGATACAAAGATGAATATCGTTCAGTTCCATTATGGCGAAGATGGTACAAATGCTACTATGCTTGAGTCGCAGAGCCTAGGACTTGGTAAGCTTTCTGAAAATGATATTAAGAAAGAGTATGGTATGATTGAACTAGATATTAGCAAGGTGCTAGATGAGAATGTTAATAACCCAAACAATGAGGCTATTCTAAATGAGTATGTACTAGAAGTACTAAATGATCAGAAGATTATGGTTGTAAATGTAAATAAATACAAGGATGTTGAGAATTCAACTGCGGTATATTCTCCAGTAAATATCGACCGACTAATGACAAATATTAAAGTGAAGTTTAAGCTATCACCTGAAAATAAGACTGACTTGACACCAGATTATGTGATTCAAGGGATTCGCAAAGTCATTGCAAAGACGCAGTCATTTAACTCTATTTGGTGTGCGCTTCTGCGTTTCTATCTTGCTCCCCACAAACTCATTTACAGGGACCGTTACAATAAGAAAGCATTTGATACATTGTGTGAAATGCTAATTGTAAAGAACTATATGAGTTGGGCACAGCCTGGCGAACAAGTAGGAGTTATCGCAGCTCAGAGTATTGGCGAGCCATCCACTCAAATGACGCTCAATTCTGTAGATTATGATACTAATATCGTCATAATGAAAAATGGCAGGATTTGGACTCCAGAAATTGGAGAATTCATTGACGACTATTATGAATCTTTACCAGAGGATTCTAATCGTGTTCAGAGGCTACCAAATAACCAGATTTATATCGAATTAAATGATGGTAATGATTGGAAAGCATTGTCTACCGACGAAGATGGTAAAATGATGTGGACAAAGTTAGAAGCAATTACTCGTCATCCAGTAATAAATGAAGATGGAACAGATACTATTTTAGAAGTTGTTTTAGAATCTGGGAGAATAATTAAAGCAACAAAAGCAAGATCATTCTTAACAAAATTATATAATAAAGTAATATCTATTAATGGAACTGAACTAGAAGTAGGTGATGAAATCCCTATTGCAAACTCATTAGATATTGGTGAATATATTATGAAAGAAATTAACCTTCGTGACATTCTACCACCTACAGAATGGTTGTATGGAACAGAAGTAAATAAAGCAATAGAAGTAATGCGTGAATATGACGGGAAAGGTGATAGACATTGGTTCCAAAAGAATCAAGGACAACTCTTTACAATCCCATATAGTCGCAGTGATGCTTTCCGTGATGCGATAAATGGGAGAAATACAAATACATTTCAAAATGGTTGCGTATATCCAAAACGCACAAGGCCAGATACATCTCATATTCCAGAAAATATTGCTCTAACAAAAGAGTTTGGATTCTTTGCTGGTGCTTATATCGCAGAAGGTATGAGTAATTCTACACAAATTAATATTACAAATAATGATGCTGATTATATTCAAAAAGTAAAAGATTTAATGGACAAATGGAATGTTGGAACTCATATTGTGAGCGAAGATAGATTCTGTGAAAAGACTAGCATTAAGGGTTGTACAACGAGTTTAGTAATTCATTCAACACTATTAGCAAAAGTAATGGGTCAAATGTTTGGAAAAGTCTCTTATGAGAAAACTCTACCAGATTGGGTACTTCAAGCATCGGATGATTTTGTAAAAGGATTGGTGGATGGATATATTAGTGGGGATGGCTGTATATGTGCCAAGAGTGGTAGTGTAAAAGCATCCTCTGCTTCTAAAAAATTAATTGTAAAGATTATGGCATTATTAGCACGTTATGGTATATTTGGAATAATCTCTTCTTATATGCCAGAAATTAAAAACTTTAAATCTGTATCTAGACAATATTCATTATATATTCTAGCAAAATATAGTAAACTGTTTGCGGAAACCTTTACATTGTCTATTACTCATAAACAAGATAAACTAGAACACCATTTTATTAATAATAATACTGAACGTATTTGTAGACGTGAATATTTAAATAATATTGTTTGGGATAAAATTAAAAGTATTAAAGAGGTATCCCCTTTGAAGGGTTGGGTCTATGATTTGACAGTTGAAAAAACACGACACTTTACAGGACTAGATTTAGTAAATTTCGACGATACTTTTCATCTAGCCGGTGTAGCATCCAAGTCGAATGTTACACGAGGTGTACCACGTTTGAAAGAGTTGCTGAAAGTTACTCAGAATCCTAAGGCGATTTCACTCACTATTCCACTCAAGAAGGAGTTCCGTGATTCAATTGACAAGGCTCGTCAGGTTGCACAAGAGCTAGAGCTAACAACTCTAAAAGATATTGTAACAAAGACTGCGATTTACTTTGACCCTTCTGATACAAATACTGTGTTAGAAGAAGATAAGGACCTAATTCACTTCTACTCACTCTTTGAGAATGAAGAAGAACAGAATATGGAAAAGTGGAGTAAGTGGCTGCTTCGTCTGGAGTTTGACCGTGACTCGATGTTTAACAAGAATATCAGTATGGACGACGTTGCGTTTGCGTTACAACAGAAGTTTGGCACAGAAGTACATCTTGTTTATACCGATTACAATTCTGAGCGTCTCATCATGCGTATTCGTCTAGCGCAAGAGCAGAAGGAATCAACGAAAGACGATATTCTAAATCTTAAGAAAATGCAAACAAAACTTCTAACATCTATTATTATTCGTGGCATATCAGGCATCAAGTCTGTGTCATATCGCAAGGATACAAACTACTATGAACTACGAGATGGAAAGTATGAGCAGATTACTCAGTATATTCTTGATACAGATGGTTCAAACTTCCTAGAAGTTATTAATCATCCATATGTGAATGGCAATGCGGTACTATCATCGCACGTACATGATATCTATGAAAATCTTGGCATTGAAGCAGCACGTGCTATTCTGCTGAGTGAGATTACAAATCTATTTGCTGATGCTGGGGGTGTAGATTTCCGTCATCTTGGGCTATTATGTGATTGGATGACCCGTGTTGGTAAGCTACTATCAGTTGACCGCTATGGTATCAATAAGCAGGATATTGGCCCTCTAGCAAAAGCCTCGTTTGAAGAGACCGAGAAGATTCTGCTAAAAGCAGCTCTATTTGGTGAGATGGACCCTATTACAGGCGTATCAGCAAATATTATGACAGGTCAGCCAATCAAGGGTGGTACTGGATTCTCTGAGTTGCTACTTGATGAAACCGCATTAATGCGTCTACAAGAAGGGCTTCCACCAATTGAAGATGATGAAGATGCAGAAGAATATGAGCCTACACAAGAGGATGTTGAGGATGCGCTATATGAATCAAGTGCTGATAAGTGTGCTGCTACAAATCTAAAACTAAATGTTACTCTTCCACAAGAATCTACACGCATTGAGGAGCCAGATGTAGATTTACTAATACTAGAGGATTAGGTCTAAATAATAAAATATATAAATATGTATGGAACTATTAATTGAAAAACCTCCTTGGAAAGAGGTTCTATTTTTTAAATCATCGCCATATGAAAAGAGAGAAATAGTATATGATGATTTTACTATAAAAATTTCAAAAGAATTATTTGATAAAAAGAATGAAATTACACAATATGAAGAAGAACATAAATGGGAACTAGCGAAAAAACTCGCAAATCCATATGAAATGGTTTATACACAAGAAGAAAAGTTTCCATATCCAAATGTTAGTTTAATAAAACCATTGAGTAGAAGTTATTTTAAACTAATTGAAATATTAAAAATTGTTGACTTTATGAAAGATTTACCAAAAGAAGTACAGTTTCTGCGTTCCGCTCATATAGCAGAAGGCCCTGGTGGATTTATGCAAGCATTTATTGATGTAGTTGAAAATAATAAAAGACGAATTAAAACCATGGATGCAATTACATTACGTTCTGATAAACAATGTATTCCAGGATGGAAAAAAGCATCCCAATTTTTAAAAAAGTATTCAAATATTATAAATATTTCATATGGAAAAGATGGAACTGGTGATATTTATAAGAGAATAAATCAAGATGGATTTATTGAAGAAGTTAATAATAAAGTTCATTTATTTACTGCGGATGGAGGGTTCGATTTTTCTATTGATTACACTCAACAAGAAAAACAGATATTTAAATTACTTACTTCTTCATTCTTAATTGGATTTCAAGTATTATCATTAAATGGTCTTTGTGTAATTAAATTATTTGATACATATTCAGAATCTACACAATCATTAATATCATTATGTGGGTCATGTTTTAAGGAATATTCTTTATATAAGCCTGCCACTAGTCGCCCATGTAACAGTGAGCGATATTTTATTGGTAAAAAATTTAAGGGATTTAATCCAAAGATTATTGAATCATTAAAAGAAATTCTATATAATCTTGATAATGATAAATATCCTACATTAAATATTTCTTTAGAAGAAAAAAAATATATTGAATTAGTATCAAATTTATATGAAGAAAAACAAATTCAATGTATAGATTTAGCCAAAAAATTTGCTGAAGATAAAGATTTATTTACAAACTATTATGAAACATTTAATAAGTGTTGTTATAAATTTTGTGAAGAATTTAAAATTTTAATGAAAAAACCTAGTGTTTAGAAATATGATTTTTCATTAGTACTTCACCCACTTTCACTGATGCGTCATGCTGTGATATTCTGGAAGACCCCATTTTATCAATCATGCTAAGCATTAATTCTAAGGTATTAACATCATATCCATCTTTGGACGTTATCATAATAAATAAATGAGGAAAATTGTTTGCAAAATCAGAAGCAGCTTCCTTCATTTCATCGAATGACTTACCTTCATCGCGAAGTCTCTCAACAAGTTTAATATTATCACGAATAAAAACTGAACGGTCTTTTGCTTGCTGAGGCTCTAATGGGGGTGGTGGAGGCTCATCACGAAGTTTTCTTTGGCGTTGGCTCATCTTATGAATAAGTATAATTTTCTAAGTTTAAGTTCTCCGTACAGATTTAGATATGGATCCGGATGAAGAGTTAAATGCCCAGATGGAAAAAGATGATATAATGATTTCTAAATTTCGTGATGCTTTACAAAAAATTAAAGTAAGTGTCCAAAATAAATATACATTAAAGAGTCAAAATACTTCAATGCTACGCAATGTAGAAAAAGAATTAACACAATTTTTTGGTATATTAAATCCAATTATATTTTGCTTAAAATCTCTAGACACTATCCCCGATAAATTACAAAGTTTAAAAAATAATTTTAAAGATACACTTCAAAACTATCCCCGTTCATCATATTATCAAAATATGTTACAATATTATTTAATACATGATTTAATAAAAAATCCAATAGATAATAATATAATACCAAACAGTACTGAATTAACAAAACTCTAAACTGTGTAATATATAGAATGCCTACTGAGAAATATGAAAAATCAAAACCATATGGGTTTTTATCAGGATGCCCTGAAGGATATCATAAACGCTCAGCATATAAAACAGTAAAGGGTAATAAAGTACCTAGACGTTGCGTAAAGTCTACAACTGTAAAGAAAGAGTCTTCAGCAAATTTTAAGAAAGCAGTTAGTGCAAAACAAACCCGTAAATTATCTGCAGCTAAGAAACTTTTACCAAGCATTCGCAGTCTTTCTCGCAAGGCTTGCCCGCCCGGTATGATTGAACGTAAAGAATATGCTCGTAAATATTCTACGGCAATTCTTGAAAAAGGCTATATGACAAAAAAAGGTTTAAGAAAAATTCATAAACAATCTTTATCTTATGTTGGGCCAAAATGTGTAAAGGATATGGGTTTGCCCGGCAAAGGAGAGCAGAGTATTGGGCCTTTACGCAAAGGTGAATTAAGTAAGTATGGATATTCAATGACCGCAACAAAAGACAAAAGACATAGTTCTTTAAAAAAGGCAATTGAAGAATACGGGGCTCTAGGAGTATATCGCAAACTTGACGCAGTTTCAAAACTTACCAAAACAAGTATTCCAGAAGCTTCAAAAATTTATACAGAAGATAAAGAATGGGTGAAAAGAAAGTTTTCTTTAAAAGCATTTTAAAAAAGATAATATAGAAGAAGATGAAGACTGGTGTTTTAGTTGTAACACTTATAGCCTTGATTGTAATTTCAGTTGTTGGTGTATACAAGATACCTTTTGGTTTACGCGGTATCTTCAGTGAGGGATTTCAAGCACCTCCTACAGTAGACGATTCAAATATAGAGGTTGCCCAGGATCCTGTAAATATGCCTGAAATGCGCGAGATGCCCGAGATGCCCAGCCCTATACCCGAGATGCCTAATACTAATATAAAGCCCGCTGCGCCACAACAAATGAGTGTTACAACTACTAAAGTTGGTAAACAAAAGCCCTCTAGCTTAGGTATGCCGCAAAATCAACCACAGATGGTTAACCCTAATACACCACCTGAAGAATTCCAGAATGCAAGTCCCTCTATGAATCAAGCCATGCAACATAAAAATGCTGTAAAAGAAGGCTTCCGCACTAACTATGCTGAAGTATCTGGGGGCGCAAGAGATCAATACCAACCTATTGGCGCATTTGACGGAGTTGCTTTACCTACCGGCAATAATGTCTCTTCTTGGCGCTATACATCTCCCGATGAGCCTTTACTTGGGGCCCCTTTTGAACTAGGTAATGATTCGCTATTTATGTTCAAGAATAACCAATGCAAGCCTTCATGCTGTGGGTCTAGTTTAAGCTGCAGTGGTGGATGTGTTTGTACCACACCAGACCAACGTCAGTTTATTGCTGGCCGCGGAGGAAATCGCACGAAACCTGCTGAAGATTAGATATAAATAGATAGTATTTAATACTATTATATTTATAGAATAATGGGTAATGCATCATCTTGGTTTGAAGGACCTCAAGGACCACGAGGTTATAATGGCTCGAATGGAGCACCTGGTTCTAATGGAAGAGATGGTAGAAATGGAAGAGATGGTACAAATGGCTCAAATGGAGCACAAGGACCTCCTGGTTCTAATGGAAGAGATGGTACAAATGGCTCAAATGGAGCACAAGGACCTCCTGGTTCTAATGGAAGAGATGGAAGAGATGGTACAAATGGAAGAGATGGTAGAGATGGCATACAAGGCCCACAAGGCCCACAAGGACCTGCTGGACCCCCTTCTCTTCCTATACCGCTAGGAACAGAAACTGTAACTCTTGAGGCTACTGGCGCTAGTGTATATAATAATAATATGGCAACATTTACTGGTCAAAATCAATCTGTTTATTCTCAAGAACAATACAATAGTTCTGCTAACAATACTTATTTACAATTCAATATTCAAGATTTACTTACTTCTAATCTTAGTGATAATATTATTGCTGGTCTAGCAAATGATAACAACGATTTAGTATATGCGTTTAGATTTACATATAATTCAGACAATTCCACTAATTATACTGTAATAAATAATAATAGTTTAACTGCTACATATTCAATACCAACTACATTTTCTATATATATTATTAATAATCAACTAACATATTTAGTAAACGGATTAGTATTCTATAGTGAAACAATTGACCCAGCAATGTCGCTCAAAATATATATGACTAGTGCTATTCAATCTGGTCCAGTAAGATTAAATAATATAAAATTTTATCAAGTTGCTAGAATTACATCTATTGTATTTTCAACATATGACTTTTTGGAGCAAGCAGAAGGGCCACTTATGGGTCTTTTAGCAAGTGTAGGCGTAAATTATGCTACTTATAATACATATTTCAATGATCCCGCAAATAGTATTGTTAAAAATAGACTTTTGAATGATATATCAAATTGGCAAATTTCTAACTCGCCTTTAACAAGGGAGAAGATTACAAAATTTAATCAATATTACACATGCTGGACAAAAACAAATACTACATTAATTACAACTAATTTGCCATTTTGTACTAATTATGTTATTCCTTCTTATACTCCTTCTCCTACTACATGGGGTGCAGCAAATCCTATAGATGATAGGAGTGGTATTAACTTATCATCTGGAGCAAACACTGCTTGGAACACAATAACACAAGGACAAAGCGATTTTGCAATGACTGTTATAAATAATCTAAATGGATATCTTAGTGGTCAAAATATAACTCCTGATAATGTACAAGCATATTCTACTGCGAATCAAACACAGTTCTCAGATTTCATAATATATTGTATTAACTGGATGAATACGAATGCGCCACTTACAACTGATAAACAAACAGCCGCCTTAGATGCTGCTAAACTATGGATACAGGAAAATACCACATTAATACCAACACCGCCAATAGGACAAGAAAACTTTAGAAACTACACCTTCAAAGGTGTTTTACCAAAATCGCGTCTTTTAGAAGGAGATTATCATCCATATGATTAGAGAATGTATGATATAGCAATTATTGGATATGGAATAACTGGGATGTTAACTCTAGCTATTCTCCAACAGAACGGTTTCAATCTAAGTAAAGTATGTGTAATTGACCCATACTATGACGGTGGATCACTTATGCGCGAATATGGTAATGTAATAAGTAATACCCCATTATCTAAAGTTATTACTGCTTTACAAAGTATAAAACCAGAATATACTATTCCGGAAGAATATTGTAGCTACGACGTAAATAAAATTACACCACTATATGTCTTAACAAATATTATAAAAGATTTTACAAAGAACTTTTTAAAAGAAGTAGATAAATATGAAACAAAAGTTTTAAATATTAATAACGATGTTAATTACACTTTGGAAACAGAAAATGGTGACACTATTAAATCAAGAGTTATAATATGCTGCCAAGGTTCTTCACCAAAAAAACTATCATGCACTATACCTATAATACCATTACATGTGGCGTTAAATTCAGAGATTCTAAAACAATATGTAAAGCCAAATGATAAGATTATTCTTTTTGGAACATCTCACAGTGGTACTTTAATTTTAGAAAATCTTCATAAATTAAATATTCAAACAACGGCAGTATACAAAACCAAAGCTCCATTTTTATTTGCGAATCAAGGAGAATACGATGGAATAAAAGAAGAAGCAGAGCGTATAGCAAATCAAATACTGAATAGCGAATATACTAAACTAAAGTTGCTAAATATAAATGAAATAGATAAAGTAATTAAAGCCTCAAAAGAGGCTGATTGGGTAATATATAGTATAGGTTTTGAAGCCCAACAAATAAGAGCAAATTTTGATATAACAAAATATAATTCTACGAGTGGAAAGATTTTAGATATTGAAAAGGCGTATGGATTTGGAATTGCCTATCCATCTTTAGCCCCGGATTCTATTCATGTAGATGTTGGAGTTCCTTCTTTTGTAGAACATATTCAAAAACAAATGGAAGAACTAAAAAAACTTCTTAATTAGATGGCCACAAATACGCCAAATAGTAGATTTGGTAACTATTATGAAAATGCTGCAAAGAATATTACAAACACTGCGAATTCATTTATGAGAAGTGCAAATACTGCCGCAAATAGTATGGGTAAATCAATAAATAGTATGCTTCCATTATCAAGCAATTCTAATAGCACTAGTAAAAATAGTTTATTTGGGCTACTAGGTAATAATAATGTAAAAGTAAATTCTCCAAATGTTTCTACAAATACAAATTCTGGATCTGCTCATAAATGGGTTTGGCCTATATTTATATTTATGGCGATAAGTATTATAACAATTGTAATTATTGTAGTATATAAAGATAAAATTTTAGCAGGAATTCATAACATAAATCAAAGAATTCGTGATGCATTTAATAAACCAACTACCCCGCCAGTAGATGCATCTAAGGTCCCAGACTCAGATGTAACAGATTCTCCAGTACCTCCTCAAAATGAGTTAAAAGCTAAATCTATTCTTGATAAAATTGTGCCTTCAGGAAATCCTGAAGTATTTAATGTAAGTAAAAATGAATTTACATACTACGACGCAGAGCCATTATGTAGAGCATTAGGTGCTCAACTTGCAACATACGACCAAGTCAAAGAGGCGTGGTCAAAAGGCGCAGATTGGTGTAATTATGGATGGGTGAAAGGACAAACCGCGGTATATCCTATACAAGAAGAAACATATGAAAAAATTCAATCCGGTCCTGAAGAAGATAGAAACTCTTGTGGAACTACAGGATTAAATGGCGGTTATTTTGATAATCCCGAACTCAAATTTGGAGTAAACTGCTATGGTGTAAAACCTCCTCAATCTGGGCATGATGAAGAAGTATTAATGAGACAAGGACAAATACCAATGTCTGTAGCTTCATTAGCTGTGGATAGAAAAATACAAGAATTTAAGAAAGATGCCGACCAGTTAGGACTATTGCCATTTAATGAAGATAAATGGAGAGCTATATAGTTCTAAGAATTTTCAAACCTTGTAAATTTATAATGATTTGAGGCATTTAGTTGATCTAATAAATATGGGTCCATATTTTTTAGTTTTTTCATACGTTCATCCTCATCACCATCACTATCTTCCAAATAATCTTGACATGTTTTTGATTTATTAATATCAATACATGACCATATTAATAGTTGTATTTTCATTTCTGCATCTACAAAAAAATCATCAGTAGAATTATTCCATGATTTCCAAAAATTTTCCCATTCTGGATAATAGATATAATTATTAAATAATTCACTTTTATAATTATTATTACCTGAAGAACTATATATATATTGTCTATCAAAATCTAAATGGAATAAAAGTGTTGCAAGATTATCTCCAATATCAGTTTTTGATGATAAAAATGTATAACCATTTTTTTGAATAAATGGAATAATTCCATCATCTAAAAAGATATGTAATAATTCGTGTATAGATAATGTTCCATAATGAAATGTATTAATATCTTCATGTTGCCAAGAAGCAAATGTATTTTTATTCATAGTAGCAAATAAATTTGTACATCTATTTTTATTTGTACTCATACTAACATATATTATATTATTCATGAAACTTTAGACCTTACTTAAGAGCAGGTTGCTCAGGAAGTTGTAGAATCTTTTTTAACTTTAATGTTGTTTCAAAGGTCCTATTTTCTTTTACAAATTTAATGACGCTAGAAGTATCATCACTAATTTTTTTAGATTTATAATATTCATGTAGTGATTCTTCCAACCCCTTGAATGATAACGGATTTGTATGCCGTTCTTCAACAACTTTTAATTTGCCTCCAACAATCTGTATAATTGCATTTTGCATTTTACTATTTTTTAATTCATTAATAATTCTTGTTTCAAAATCATCACGTACAATTCTTGCATTCGTTGTTTGCTTCTGAAAATTTGATACTAGATTATCATAATGGACATAATTACGAATCAAATTAGCAACATCCTCTTTATTTACAACTTGGTTATTCATTACTATATGTAATTATTTCATTCAATTAAAAAATACGCCAGAATACTATAGCTTCGTATAATACTATATCTTTGTAATATGATAATAAATAAATATAAAAATTGTTATAATACATACAATTAATATAATAAATAATACTGTCGTAAGGATAATATATGGAAACACTCGCTCCAACACATGATTTAAAATTGGGTCTATAATATATACTTGAATATGTTTTTTAGATTCATCATTACTAAGCATGACAAATGCTTTTTGGATAAAATTTTTCATGACATCGTTTTTCTTTATAGATTCCATTTAATTATATTGCCTAAAGATTTATATATATAAAATCGCAGATGATATTTACATTGCCTCAATGGAATCCTTCTAGTAATTCTTATACTATTGAAATTAATTCTAATATATTTAACTATACTGAAATGCGGAGTATTACTTCCGGTGATGCTTTTTTCAGGACAGTTGATATAACATCAAATGAATTTCAAGAAATTATTAATACACTTTCACTAAAAATTAGTGAAGATAGCAAGTCATGGTTTGCATCCCCGATTAAGCCTCATATTTTTATAAAAAAGGTATCTCATACATTTGATATAGTTCCAATTAATTTATATACCTACGGCAATACATTTAAATTTACATGGGTCCCTAAGTCTCTTGAAATTACACCAAAAACGTTTGAAATGAAGTGGAATTTAACATATGTAAAAATGAATGAAACATCTACGACAACAAATCATATTGATTATTCGGAAGACCTTGAATCAACAGAGCCTAGGACAATTGTTATTCAACAAAATGACATTATTGAAAATGTAGATATTCCATTTGATATTTCCGATCAAAACGTCCATGAGGTTTCTTCCCGAGCAATTCAAAAGCAAAAGGTTCGACAAGCAAAATTAAAAGCGGCAATTGCAACAATGAAAGCTGAGAGAATGGCTGAGAAATACTTCCGACGCTACGGAGTTCAAACTGAATTAGGCTCTGATTCTGATATCTCCCTTAATTCTGAAGAAGATGAAAGTGATGAAGAAGATTAGTCTAAATTTTTAAGATCAAAGAATTCAAAAAATATACGCTTGTATTATTACAGAAGCAATATGGCAGGTAGTAAGAATTCTTTCGGAACAGTTGTCACTTTTGTATTAGTTGCTGGAGTCGTCGTTTTAGGTCTAATGTTTTTACAGCCTAATCTATTTGTAGCCCCACAGCGTGATGGGTTCCAGAGCACATTGTCTGCGGCATCAAATTATTCTGCTTCAGCTGGTCAAAATGCTATTAACGGGCGTGTTCGTCAAGATGAGGTACAAGGCAACCCTGATGTTGTACCCAATTCGCCTTCCGGCCCTGCTGATTTTGGCAATGCTGATGCGCCTTCTGGTTGCTACCCTCGCGATCAGTTAACACCCTCCGAACTGTTACCCAAAGACGTTAATAGTGTCTGGGCTGAGCAGAACCCTATGGGTAATGGCTCATTAAAGGGCAAGAATTTCCTTTCTGCAGGTGCTTTAATTGGCGTTAATACGGTTGGCCAGAGCTTACGTAATGCAAATTATCAACTCCGCTCTGAACCCCCGAATCCCCAGGTCCCTGTGTCTGTGTTCCAAAATTCTACAATTGAGCCTGATGTGAATCGCCGCAGCCTCGAGATTGCTTAGACACCATAAATATATAAATAGTTAAATATATATTAATAGCTAAAAAATACTATTAATATATATTATAAATTAGTGAAATGAATTTCAACCCAATTGATGGAATTAAAAAACTCTTTGGTCTCGGTCAATACCCGTCAGTATATGTGAAAAGTAGTGTTGATAATAAAGATTATTTAGTTCGTGATATGCCTGATAAACAAGAGGCCGCAAATTTAATGGCAAAAATACGTATTAAATTATCAAATCTGAAAATCCATTTAGAACAAAAATATCCTGATAAGCCTCAAGTAAAACAACTTGTTACCAATTTTGAACCTGACCCAAAACGTTTCTATGAATCAACACCTGATGCTGAACTAACAAGTTATAGTGTTAATAAAGGTGAATCCGTACATTTATGTTTAAGACAGAGAGAAACAAATGATGAGAGTCTTGTGGATGAAAATGTAATTATGTTTGTTTCTATTCACGAAATGGGTCATATGATTACAAAATCAGTAGGTCATGGTGAAGATTTTTGGAACAACTTTGCGTGGTTAATAAAGGAAGCAGAATCACTAGGAATTTATAAAGCACAAGACTTTAAAGCACATCCTGTAAAATATTGTGGCATGTCTATTACCGACCAGCCAACATACGACCCAGCAAAGGTTGAAGCTTTCCGAGGGTCAAGATATTCTGAAGCAACGCATCATTAGGATAAAACTGGTATAGTAACTATATAGAATAAAATAGATGGATTCTCCGACATATGAAGAACAATTCCAAATTCTATTGAAATCAATTACAAAGCCTAAATTATTAACATCATTACAATATGATACATTTAAAATTATCTATAATAATAAAGAGATTGAAATAGAAAATATATATCAAATAAATACAATAAGTGATTTAAAATATGCTATTTATGAAAAATTTAATCTAGAAGCATTTGCTGCTCCGAATAATCAACTAATCTTCTATAAAAATAAATCAAATAATATTGAAGTATTAGATTTTTCTTGGAAAACTAAATTACCACCACCAGAATATATAATTAGTGAAAAAGAACCATTATTATCTGATTTTGTATCAAGTGATGGTTCTAAAAAAATTGTAGATATACAAATATATGATAATTTAATTATAAATAAACGTCTTAAAAATGATGTTTTACATTTATATTTTTACAAGGATTTAATAACTTTATATAAAGGTGTACAACCAATATCAGAAAAGCAATATTATGGTAGAATTTACCCATATTTCCCTCATCTAAAAATAGGAAAAACATATCCTAGTGAAGACGACGCTAAAACACTAAATACTAGATATTCATTATTTACTAAGAAATCAGAATATTTAGCTAAAATTCAAGTGCTTCTACAACAAGAAAATCCTATTATACCATTTTCATTTATTGGAATACGATTTTTACGCTTATCGTTTATTGAGAATGATATTGAAGATGGGATTGAATCATTGTTCTATGATATGGATGCAAATGAAACACGCCCATATATCCGTTTACTACCAGTTGGATCTACACCTATTTCAAAGATACATTTAAAAGATGTAAATTTAAATATTCCTAGTGTATATAATCCTAATTTAATAAAACAATGGAGCGATGAAAAAAGTCCTACTCCAGAACGTGACTTTATATTAGGTAAAATTGCTTTGAAAACAACATTATTAAATTTACCATATATATATCCTACAATTCGTATTCTTGACGATGGTTCATTTGATTTGATTATAGAGCCTCCAAAGGATGTAAGAAAAGTTGACCCTTATATGGACTTTGATAATTTTATGCCAGAGTTACTTGGTGGTATAGATATAATAAATAAAAATAAAAAAGTTCCAAAAATTGGTTCTGGTAATTTCATTTTTGGTTTAAAACTTCCTACAGAAGTAACTCTTACTAAAAAACAGTTTGAAAGAAGACTACAAATATTCAAACCTTTTTTTCAAGAAATTACACCACTCCCTAACGAGCATCCTTTCATGATGTTACGCTATAAACTTGTTGATAATTATGTAACAGAAGATAATATATCTACATATTTAACACTACTTTCAAACAAGAAAATTCTTAAAGGAGAAACAACAGTTCCTGAAATGATTAAATTAGTATCAGATGAATTCCAATTAGATATGGATACTGCTAGACAAAAGGTAGAAAATTGGTGGAAAAATAAAGACGAAGTTCAGCCAAATCTTTCTGGTGAAACTAAAGAATACACGCTTTATAATAATCCTGGCATTGATATTGCGATACATCAGAAGAAATCAATCTATACTTTACATTTTACAAATGTTGATAGTATAATTAATTTACAAAGAATTTTAACTGCGTTTGGATTAATATTTAGTTTAGATGATGAGTTGCTAAGTGTTCCACAAAAGGAAATAAAAGCATTTAGTGCAATAGAAGAACAAGCATCTCAATTAAATAGCGAGGAAGCAGAAGAAGATGTATCTACACCAGAAGAACCTTATGAAGGAATTGATGATGATGAATTAATGTTTCTTGGCCAAGAGGAAGTAACACATGAAGATATTGAGTCTATAAAAGAGAGTATTGTGAAAGACACTATTCCAGTAGATAAAGAAGTACAAGGTGTAAGATTTCAAGAAGGAGTCAGAAAAGAAGAACCTAGAGTAGAAGAAGAAAAGGAAAAAGGACTTGCTAAATTCTTTATTAATAAACTTAAAGAAGCTGATAAATCTTTATTTGAATATGAGGTCACACATCCATCTGATAAAGCATACGTACAGATGTGCGCCGCAAATGATATGAGACAACCTGCCGTCTTAAATCAAGACCAATATGTTGCAATGAGAGAAGAATATGCGGATGATGAAGATATTATATTTCAAGTATATCCTCTAGATGAAGGAGAAGATGATATAGTAGATACGCGTAGTGACCCTGATAATATTATAACGATTTTAAAGTATGGTGGTTCAAATCCTCGTAGAGAAAATTATTATGTATGTAGTGAGTATTTCTGTACACGAGACGAGATTGTAGTTTTAAAGAAAGATTTTAAGGGAACAACTTTAAGAAGAGCTATTAAACAATCTGATGGCTCAACAAGAACATCTAAGCCGCCAAATACATGTCCATTCTGTATGGGTACTTTAGTAAAAAGTCGTAAAGACCCTGGTCGTGGTGAAACAATTATACAAAGAAGTCCAAAGCCCAAATCAGATAAAAGACACGTATGGGTTAATTTTCTAAAGAAAACATCTCACCCTAATGGATTAAAGTTACCATGTTGTTTCGTTCGTCCTAGCACAATTTCATTTAAAGATACTGAATCAGGATTTTTAAAGAAAAAGAAGCTAAGAAAAGATGAAGATGAAGATGAAGAATATGAAGGCGTTGAAACTCTAGAATCTGGTGTACCAATTATTGATTATAGTACAACATTATATAGAATAGATAAAAAATATATTATTGGCATCACAGATAAATATCTACCATTAGAAATTGGTGATAGAGACGGACCTCAAATTGGAATTCTTCCTAAAGAATTAAATGAACTATTTGAACAGGACCCAACGAATATTATAACACGTGTGGGAAATCCTCAAAAAGTTCTACCAAACGCAAAAGGCTTTTTACGTGTAGGTGTAGAAAATAGAAATAGATATAAATATGATAGTTTCTTAGCTGCTATTGCGCCATATTATTTAAGAAACTCAGCATATCAAATGAAAAAACGTATTTTAGATATTATGACACCATCATTATTTGTAAATTTAAATTATGGTAATAGTGTATTAGAATTTTATGACCCCCAATATACTATCAAGGATGTTATAAATACTTCAGTATGGGCTGATAAAAATTTAAATATAGAATATAGAGAAGACAAAAATGCCGAAGAAATTAATAGAATCATCAAATCATTTTATAAATTCAAAAGCTATATATTATCTGATAATACTACAAAAGAATATAGGCAGTTTGCTTCTTTACTAGCGCATCCAAGATTATTACAAGAAGGAAGGCCAGGAATAAACTTTATTGTTATAGATATTAAAGAAGATGGAGGTGTTAATATTCGCTGCCCTCCATTTGGATTTAATAATGAATACATGGGGTATAATGATGTAGCTTTCTTATTACATCACTATTCAGGTTCATGGGAGCCCATTGTATATGTTGATAATTTAATTACTGGATTAGAATCAAGACAACCATATAGTTTAGTATTTCAATATGCTAATTATGCTAGTTGGCCGAACATCGCTAAGAAAATATATGGTCAATATCAAAAAGCATGTAGTGGTCCAGCAAAAACAATATATACTGCGCAATCATACATTAAATCAGACTCTATGATATCATTATCATCGGCAGAAAAGTCCATATATAAAATAAAACAAAAAACTCAAAAGTTTAGTTTTGATGGTATAATACGAGATGCATATAATCATATTGCTGGAATAGTATGTTCAGAAAATAGAAGTGAAAAACGCTTGAATATTGTAATACCAATCGTGGATGATGGAATTATAGAAAGATCTATTAATAAACAACTCTATCTAAATTGGGACGATATAGAATATGAAACTGCTGAAGATACCGTGCGTATTTATGCACAATATGTGTTACCCGCTTTTCCAAGAAATCAAGGATATATTCCTACACACCTTGTAGTAAATTCTGAAAAAAATATTGTGGGACTTCAACTAAAGAATTTATTATATATTCCAGTTGCAAAAGCAAAAACATCTCAATTAAATTTTCCAGTTGTTGAAATCGACGAATTCGAATGGGAAATAAATAGGGAAATTATTTTTGGAACAGATGAAGAATATAAAGAAATAGAGAAGAAAATTTTAAATGAAAGAGATACGGAAGAAATTTATCAACATCTGCGTATAACATTTTCAAATTGGTTAGAAACAAAAGGCTCATCTATAAAATCAAGACTTGAAGATGATATTGTATTTAATTCAACAATATCTCTTAACGATAAACGTAAACGACTAATAGTGTTATTTGGTTCATTAATTCAATCATGGTTTACTACAGAAACAAATGAATCAAAACATCAGACATTGCTAAGAAAGAATTGTGAATTACAAACAAAGCAGACATGTAATGATAGATGTGTATTTACAACGCAAGGTAAATGTAAATTACATATATCTGATAAATTTAAGGGTATTAATCTTGGTAATTATTTAATGTTGAAATTGTTTGATGAACTGCTGAGATACGCAGAAAAACGTAGAGAAATATTTGAAAACGAAATATCAAAACTTGTTTTCTTAGATAAACCTATACGTATTGGCGACCAGTATATATTACCAGAAAATTCTACAGAATGGTCTGATTTTTTAAGATTTACTTGGTCTATAGATGTATCTGAAACACCTCATTTTTATGAAGAGTTCTCTGTACCTTCAGAAGCAATTAGCGGGCCTGAAGATGTTGCTGAATTATCTGAATTACCAATTTCTATTAAAACAATTCTAAATCCAAATGACCCAAAAACGAAATTACTCAAATACTATGAAATAACAAAAGAGAAAAATCTAACTGATATTTTGGATGAATTAGATATAGATAGCAGAGATATTGGATATACGCCAGACAGAGTAATATTTAATTTGGATATGTTAAAAAAGATGTATAGATTAAAGAAATCCGCTTTTATTCAAATAAATCTTCTTACAAAAGATTTTATAAAAGAAGATAATATATCTACAGTTGGTTTAAAAAACGCAGAAATCAAAAAAATATATGTAATTGTTATAAGTCATAATAGTACAGGATTTATTGTTAAAAACTCAGATATTTCAATTCGTTTAGAAGACTTGCCAGAATTTCTTAAACCATCTACTCCTCCTCAATAAACGCACATTCATCAATTGGTAGTACAATCATCTTATTGACATTCATATCGAGCGCACGTTTGCGACATTGAATCATATTTTCAACTTCTTCTTCAAGAATGTTTAGACGAATGAGCCTATAATTTTTATTATCAGGATGAATGATAACCAAACATAAATCAACAACATTAAGACCATAGTATTTCTCCAAGAAATATTTGTAAATATTTAATTGAAGAGTATAGTGCCAATAATTAGAATCTGGTAGATGCTTTACTGGGCCATAGCCATTTCCAAAATCATTCTTTGTTTTGATTTCTTTAGAGCGCTTCCAATCATAAATAACATATCCTTTGAGTTTCTTACTATAGAATACCATATCAATAGAGCCGCATAATAGATATTCTTTCATCCATACTTCCCACTCGGAGCGATAAGGAACTAAATCTTCTTTCACATCATTCCAGAAATTCATAAAATACTTCCACTCTATAGTTTTATAATTTTCAGGATCAATTACTTCTTCAGAGCCGTGTAAATATTGTTCAATTGCCAAGTGCATAGCGGTTCCTTTTGCGGATGCTTCCTTGCCGGAATCATTCCATGTTTTCTTAATTTCTTCTGCCGACTTGCCATACCAGACGCTAGAAGTCCATTTCTTAGATTTCATCATTTTAGCAATTGTTACATCTGCGTCGAAGTGTGGGAAGAATGCATGAATAAATCCAGTACATGAAATTACTTTTTCAGAAGAGCCATCAATGTAATAAGTATGTGTTGGTTCATGGAATCTAATATTATCATCTCGGGGATGTTTATTTATAAACGAAAGCTTTTGCCAAGGTTGGGGCATATTACTAATATGTAATATTACGCAGCCTTTAATTCGATTTTATCTTATTTAAGTTGGTCTAGTACAGCCAGGCTTCAAAGTACGTGGCTTCATACATCTAAAATCCGTATTGCTACTAGGAGTCACGCGTGTGCTACCTGCGGGGCAAGTTCTTCGACCCCCTCTGTAATCATCGTGGCATACACTATTACAATTGTCTGTTCCCATGCGTGTGGTAGGAAAGCCTGCAGGGCATGCACCATATACATCACATCTGTTAGGACCACAATTAGAACGAGGGGGAGTAGCAGCAGGACGAGTAGCAGCAGGGGGAGTAGTATTCTGAAAAGGCTCACGTAGTTCAATTGTGGCAATAAGCGCAAGAATTAGAATCGCTACAAAAGGCATCCATAATTTACGAAGAAGTTTTGGTAATCTCATCTATTAATAAGAGATTTTTTTATAAATTGCCGCCTTGATCCCGCCGGATTCATTCACGCAAAAAGAATTATAATAATCCGTAGAGAGTTTATATGTTTTTTCACAAGAATAGCAGCCGCCATTTCTTAATTCAGACCCAGCAGGACAGGCACAATCCGTAAAGCCTTCCTGAATAGACGCATAAATTAATAATGATACTAATAATAAAAGTATTATAACAGGTCCTATATATTTACTTATTGCTTTGCCAATTTTCATTCTAATGAGTCATAACAAAAAGGTTTAGTTATACTATTTGGATAATCACGATTTACGCAGTTATTATCAATAAAATCATGATTATCAGGGCAATTACAATTAATGGAAACCGGATACATCTTTGTACCTTCCCATGGGGGATATATATTAGACTCCCATCTTCCAACACCTTGATAACTAGAAAATCCTTCTGCTGATGCTGTACGTAACATTAAAAATATAAGTATTATTAATAGTAATAATAATCCTAAAATATTTACAGGCTTCATCTATATATTACATAGAATATCCTGCCAAACTCATATACATTTTTCCTAATTTATTATCTCCCATGATTTTACCATCAGCCTTATGAGTTCCGCCAAGATTATTAGATGCGCCACGTGTAAAGAATAATAGATACTTATTGTTTAAACGAGCGGCTTCAAGAATCTTTCGCAAACGAGCATCTTTTTTATATCTTTGTTCGACTGCGTATTGAAGCAACTCATCTTTCTTAGTGACATACTTACTTTCATTATATACAGCCTTGTACTTTCTAAATGTGGCAGCACTTGTATTCGTTTTTACATCGGCACTTTCTTCCTTAAGAAATTCAAAGTCTTTATCTTCAGGAATAGCTTTTTTTAGAGCTTCTGTTTCTAGCAAACGCCTACGCACAAAGGCTCTATGAATACTGCCATTATCACTAAATAGTGATTGAGCCAGATCAGGTCTATCAGCGCCATATTTATACATCATACCAGCCATAAAATGTTCTATGGAAGGATATTCAATTGTTTTATCTTCCATATCTTTGATGGGAAATGGAGCAGAAGGTGCTAGCCATCTTGCTGCGCCTTTATCGCCAATCTTTAGTTTTTTATCATCAAGTGCAGCATCCATATAGAAGTTAATAACTTCATTTGATGCATATTGTCTCTGTGTTGGTGCGGCAGAGCCTTTTTCAACAGGCACTGTGCGCTCTACAAGTCTTGCATCAGCAATAGATGCCATCGTTTTTTGGACGCCTTCAATAATTTTTTCTTCTTGAGTTGTTTCGGGCTGTATAGATAAGTCTTTCACCACTGGCATTACATCATTTTCCTTTTCAACAAGACTAGGCTGAGCATCTGATAATTCTTCTAAAACAGGAGCAACAACATTCACTTTAAGATTTTTCTTGCGAGTATTATTTACAATAGGAACATAGTCCTTTTCACCTTCTTCTTCTGCTAATGAAACTTCCTTTCTCTTGCGAAAGATAAACCAGCGATTTAGGAATGAGAACTTCTTTACAGAATCTGCCATAATATAGTTCTTACCAATCTTCTTTGACATATCGTATGATTCACTAAAGAGATTTGTACTATATTTGAGACCAACTTCTTTCAGTTCGTTTTCTGTGAGCAACTCCATGCCATGTTCTTTCATGCGCTCAACAAAATAAGGAAAGTTTACTAAATATTCATCGTGAGGTGAGCCAATACTAACAAAGTCTACATTAATTTTAAGACCAACACAATCTTCATCATTGCTTAATTCATCAATATCGTAATCTTTACGAAGATTCCAAATAATTGCTTCTTTCTCAACGCCAGTCAGAACACCACCTGTAGAAGTTTCTTTGAATAGATTAAAGATAGAAGTTCCATCAAAACAGCATCCAACAAAGTAACCTCCTAGCTTCAAACATTCACGAATATTACGTAACACTCCATCAAGAGATTCTTTATCTTTAAAGAAGTAATGAAGAGCAAACATACATGACATTACATCAGCGCCTCCCTTCAGATTTCCAGCGGCTTCATGGTCAATGTATGAAGGAATTGGACCAATAGGTGAATAACGACCAAATATACTACGCATAATATCTCGCTCTTCATCGGTTGAGCCAGCACGACCATCAATAATTCTTTTTGAACTATCACCAATCGCAAATACCATAGGAGGTACCGATGCTGCGTTTCTGTTACGCTCTTTGAAGTTGGCATACTGGGCATATGCTCCGTTTTCAGGATTTGTAATATTATCACCAGCATAATCAATACCAAAGACAAATCCTACTTTATTATTCGCCCATCGACGGATGTCAGAGCCGGTTCCACATGCAATATCAAGAACAATTTTCTTCCCACCACGTAATGTAGGAGTATACAGTACAATATCTTTAATATAATGATTATGGAAGTCGCGCATTCCTCGCACAAACGCAACATCTTCTATAGCAGCTTTACGCTCAAAGTATTTTAACACAACATTATCGCGTGCTTCAGCCTTAACAAGACTTATTTTAGTTTCAGCTTCATTTGGTTGAGTGCTACCAGAACGAATCATTGTTTCAGTAATCGGCTCATGAATACTACTCCATACACCGTTAGCATTTTTCTCACTATTAAGAGTTCTCTCTAACATACCTTTTTGAAATCTTTCAGTTTTATCATGACGAATACGAAGAGGAATCCAACGCCAGCCACGAGGCATCGATGTATCATAGCGCATTTCAATGATACTCTTATCTTGAATTGGTTCGTTATTATGTTCAGTTGGAACATATTCTTCTTGTGTAGCAGGGTCAAGTTTTATTTCACCATAGCAAACTGATGCCATAGAATCATAGAACTCTTTTGGATAAAAGGGGATTGCCTTATATTTATTGGAAGAAATATTATGCGTTTCTGTTTTACGTTCATTGAGTAAAATATCACGAGGATTGAATGACTTAGAACGAGTACTGCCAACAAATAAACGTAATGTTTTGTAACGAATTGTTTCATTTGTTTCAGGATTGATACCAATTGTCACTAGGTCTTCTTTAGGGTTATTTGGCATCTTTTCAAATCGAACTAGGAAATCAATTGTATTATCTTCAGCGGGTTTCCATTTAAATTGCGAATAGAATGTCATGCCAGAATCAACAGTATTCTTTTCTTCATTATAACCAGGCAGTGGAAGATTATTAGGAGTGAAAATAAGACCATCAGTGTAATAAATACGATAAGTATCTAATACTTTTGCCGCATTCTTAAAGATACTAAAATCATTTGGCTTTCCAAATAAGAATGTTTTCATTGATATCTGTAGTGTATTCTGTGTATTTAGATACGGAAGTAACTTAGTGGGTCCATCACCTTTATTAAACGTTTCAACCCACTTTTTTAGTTCGATATAACGAGTTTTCTCTTCATTCTCTTTATCATAAAATGGTAAATTACTTACAATCTTTTTATCAGGCGCATAATATATATCGAAAACTAAGAATTGATTAATTGCTTCTTTTTTACTAGTACGTGTAACCCATTCGCCATCGATAATAGATTCTCGACAGAACTTTTGCTGTAGACCAGTTCTATATACATTAAGACTCATATCAATAAGATAAAATTCTCCATTAGAATTTGTATATCCTAAACAACGAAGGCCATCCGCTTTATCTGTTACATTATAACCAGTGCGAATATTCGGCACATTATCTTCAACAACATCGCTAAAATTTTGCTGCTGTAATGTAATAGAATAACATCCAAGAAATTTATTTGATTTAATAAAATCTTTATAACTTTCAATAACTTGTTCTTTCGTGCTTTTACGCATTAAAATACTGCTCTTTTGAATACCACGTAGTACTTCCCCAATGCCTTTAATAAGACGCTTTAACGCAATATCAACTGTATCACCTTCCTTACGTATAAGCTCCGCCTCAACTTCATATAAATATGGCGCATTTGATATATCTTGGTCCGTAAATTTACGCTGCCATTTAAATTCACCACTTGAACTGCGAGCAGTACTGCGAACAATTGATAAATCATAACGAATACCGCCATCGGGTTCTTCAAATGACCAGCGACGCATCATACGAAACCCTTTTTTCTGGTTCGGCCATTTTGAAAATAGTTCTTTAATACGCTCTTCATCATTTGCCATTAGAATTTCACGACGTGTTTTTACACGGACCTCATACTCTTTGAAATCAACTTGGGCATCGGCAGAAGCACGGTCTTTAATCATTGCAGCAAATGGTTTGCCAGATAATGTATCGTCACGACAGTATTGCTGAATAACACCCATGCTTTGAATTGTAAAACGAACATGCTCTGGTGTCGTAATTGTCAAACGGTCTTCTTGTGACAATTCACGTAAACCTTTTGAGCGTAGCCTTTGTGCAATTTGAAAGAATGTTGTAGCATCGACAGTTCCTCTTCCAAAAGTACTTTCCAGCTCATAATCTTGGTGCTCAAGCCAATTAGAAAGTTGTTTTTTCAAACTTTCTGTTTCAGCTTTATTTAGCTCCATTGTATATTCCTATAACTAGAAATAGACAATGCTTTAATCTAACAAACAACTTTCAGAATTTTAATCAATTTTATGTAAATTCATTATTAATGTGCCGGATTGCTTGTGCTTTTCCAATTGCCTCACTATATTCTTCTTTTTTTGCTTTTGCACTTAATGAAAGATGAAAAGAAGATACTTGTTCTTTTAGTTCCTTTACAGTTCCTTCAGCGCAAGGCCATTCATAACGATATCCTTCATTAATTAAATCAGTAAACCACATTTTGAAAAATCCACGTGCTTCTTCAACACCAGGCTTTATATATACGCTGCGACATCCGTATGAAGCTAAATAAATAGGAGCTTCATTCGTCCATGACCGTAGGTCTTTTGGAAAAGGAAGAATCCGTTTAGAATTTTCATCGATTTCAGCATATTGAAATCCAAGAACATGACATAAAGCTCTTGATAATTCTGGAAAACTTTGCTGAGGTGATACTGCAGCAGTATCTAGTGATTGTAACTCTTCAATTGCCTTTTTGCGATTCCAACTACGACCTTTTAATTCAATCTGAAACTTTTCATTTAATGATACTAGATTTTCTCGGAGAATTGTTTTTCGTGTTAAAAAACTGCCAGCTCTATATTCTGGATTTGTATGCCAAAGATACAATGATACTGGTCCTGGAGGGTCAAGTGGAATAATACTTACTTTACCGGGACCAATTGTTGGCACTGGATTATTATCATCACTATCTGAAACTATTTTGATAGCAATAGCTTCAATACTAATATCTTTATTTTGATTCTGTTGAGTCCATTGAACGATTTGTTCAAGCATTTCCTTATTTAACTATAGTGGTGTAGGTTTAGACCAGAATTCTAATCCTAATTCTAATCCGTTTACTTTGTAAAAGTAAAGGGAAACATTAGTGCTAAAAGCACTAATCCGTTTGGATTTTCAATCCAAAAAGGCAATTAGTAGCTTTAGCTACTAATCCGTTTACTTTATAAAAGTAAAGGGAACCATTAGTGCTAAAAGCACTAATCCGTTTGGATTTTCAATCCAAAAAGGCAATTAGTAGCTTTAGCTACTAATCCGTAGAGTTGTATAAAATTTCTTGCGCTCGCTTTTCTTCTTCTTCTCTTGACTCAAAATTCTTACGATTCTTTTTACAAAATTCTAAGAACTTAACAATCTGTCCAAAAACTTCTATATCAAGTCTGCTCATATCAAAAAAAATACCATTAGAATTTTCAGAAAAAAAACTATTTGATACTTTTAATATTCTAAATATTTCTTCTTGCTCGGATTTATTTAGAAGTTTTAAATCCTCTAAAATTTGCTTCCGTAATTCATAATCTTGTATTTCATTATAATTACTCATTTTCCTCTAAAATGAGTTCCTCATCTTGTTCTATGTCTGTTTCCGCAGCATCGTCGATAGCAACATCATCCGCAGCAGCAGGAGCAAGTGTTATCTCATCAACATCTTCTTCTTCTTCTACCTGAACATCGCCGTTTTTTTCAACGAAAAGACCTACACTTAGAATTGAATCATCATTCACTTGGAAACGTGATTTCTTAATTTCAACCTTAATAACATTTCCAACATTTACAGAATCAAATTCTTCATTACCAATGTGTAAATCACGAGGGACGATTACACGGATTGCGTTTTTATAGTTCATATATAGACCCATTTTATTCTTGCTAATAACTTCGCCTTCAATTACAATTCCATCTGGAGGGTTTAGTACACTTCCTTGGAGTTGTACGTAGAAGTTATAATCTCCAATAAACCGTCCATTCGACGCTTTTCCAAGAGAACGAGAAAGAACTTTTAGACTATCTGCTAACACAAAGCCATTTCGAGAACATTTATTCTCAAGACGACCCTTTAATTTTTGTAAAAGCATATCATTAATAGATGTAATTTCCTTTGAGAAATCATTTGGATTTAAAGATACTTGTTCTTCAAATACTACAGAATGCTCCATCTCTTACTATAGTAATAATAGTTTTCCTTAGATAACAATTTTTTTTATTTTTTGTTTTGCTTTAATCCTTAGATTTCGTAACCCTACCCCTATGACCAGTTTTATAAGAAGATATAGGCCTATAGAACCAGCGTAAATTACGAATCTTTTTCTTATCCATCCAACGTAAGATATATTCTTTGATAGAACAATATACATTAACATTCTTTATTTTTCTAGGTCCGTTCTCAGGATTAATAGATGCTTCATTCAAATCAAAATCATTGATATGGCTTTCTTTTAAAATTTGACCTACAGAATATAAAAACATTAAATGTTCTTTTGTGGATGTATTAATTTTACATTCATTTCCACCTTTTGGTTTTGCACCAACTTGAGCTGGAACATTTGTTTTGAATGTAACTTGTTTTGATTTAGGAACCATAAATCCATAGATTGGACCAAGAGTTTTCACATTTGCTTCAGGTAACACATTGTACAAATCTTTAGCATCCTTATCAAGAATACGTTTCTCAGCTTCAAAACATAATTTATTACCACAATAATATTGTATATCATAAGGCTCTGTATAATTCAAAAATCTAAAGTATTTACCGCCTTGTATTAGTTGTTCTTCAGCAACTTTATTAGTTACTTCATCATCCTTATTTGATAATACAAACTGTTCTTGTGTAGTTAATAGATTATCCCATACATAATCTAAAAATACATAAGCGAGTATAGTTCTGTATTCCACATTATCTTTCATAGTTTTATATAACCAGATAATACTTTCTAAACTTTCAGCAGCACTTGCTTGTGCTGATTTAACTGTAAATTTCTTAGTTAATATTTCTAGAACACTTTGTTGAAGTTTAACTTCTAAAGAACCGACTTGTATCTTTTTAGACATAAGTAAAATAGTTTCCCAGAATTTATTAATAAATGACTTTTCTTCAGCAGATTCTTCTGTTACAGGAACGATTGCTTCCTCTACTTTCACCTTTTCTCTTATTGGAGTAAAATGGTCAAGTTTTACAGGATAATTGGCGATACGCATTGCTAAAGGTATATCGTCGTAATTAATTTTAAGAGGTTGAAATAAATAAAACCCATTTTTATATGTTAAATATCCTTCTTTTTTATTTACCACTAATCTAAATGATTTATTATTCACAATACCGTGTAAAATACTATATAATGCTTCTACAGGTATGCCAGATAAATTGTCAACTAAATCTTCAGCCCGCATTAATAGTAGCCCTTCATCGTCCTCTTTTGTTTCAAAAAGTTTTTTAATAACTTTTTTAATCTGAGATTCTCTCCAGCGAGCATCATACTCGTCATATGTTAGTGTAGTTGTTTTATCAACATCAATATCAATAGGCTCAGAGCAGGTATATTTACATTCCATCCAATCACACATATTTGTATAATTTTGATCGTTAATATTTACTTCATAATTATGCCCTTGCGCATCTGTCTGCTTTGAAATCGGAAGTCCTTGGATAACATTCACATTTATATTTAAATTACAATCTAATGCATATTGTTTAATAACTCTAGATACTTTACCCATCTGTAATGCTTTCATCATACCTAAGCGGTACATATACATATCAGCAGATTCCTTATTTGATATTGTATTTACTAATAAATAAATTGTTGTATTTCTCTGGTCTTTTGGAATCTTTGGATGTACATGGCTACATGTACGAATTCCACGACCAAGAACTTGTTCCATTTTATTCAAGTGAAACCAACTATCTACAACGTAAATTTCACGAATAAATTTCAAATCAATACCTTCACTGGCAACTTGAGAACCAATTACAACTTTAATATCTGCGCCATTGTAGTTACTAGAGGCTCTTTCAGCAATAACTGCTTCATTATTGTTTGGACTAATATCTTTGCGACCAGTTAATAATACATACTTTGCTGGAACAAAACTATGGTCGCTAGCCTTATGCTCTTTTTCACGGGCTTCACATAGTGCGCATTGACGACCAGACTCAATTTGTATACCATCATATAACAAGCCTCTATCTCTTCCATAAGGAGTATATCCATTTGCTTCTAGCGCAAGTGCTAAAGGTAATGCGCCAGATTTAATAAAGCGACTATATACAAATACTGGACCCTTTGTTTTACGAATATTCTTAATAATGAACGCAGATTTCGGTGAATGATTCACTAAATTTGTATCTATCAACCATGTTGGCTTTCCTAGTTTTGAACTAAATCTTGTGAAATTACGAATACTATGAGCTCTATCATCAAAGGCATTATCAAACCCTGTATCACGAATTCTAGATTCAATATCTATATCTTCATCAATGGCAGGATAAATCCAATTGCCAGATTGAACTATTGTATCAATACTATTAACACCTAATCCATATCGCTCAACACTGTCTTCTACAACCTTTACATATGTAGTATAAGTTTGTTCGCCATATTTTATTGGAACAATTGGAAGACGTAGCAAACGCTCTTTTTCAACATCGCTTAATTCAACCGATTGATTATTCATGGTTAAACTAGGCCATATATCTAATTTAGGAGTCTTATGAGGATTTAGACGAATAGGAAATGATATGGGAGTTTCACCTCGCATATAACTCACATATGCTTTCACAACTTTTCCAAATATATCACGGCCTTCTGGTGTAAAATCGCCTTTTTGATTAAACACATCAGACGTTTTGAGTTCAGCACGTTTATCATTTTGAAGTAATAAATTTAATAAGAAAATAATTTCTTGATAGTTATTGTACATAGGAGTCGCAGTTAATAATACAAGTTTCATATTTAATGCATATTTGAGAAGACGTGTTAAACTTGGTGTAAGTTTCTTACCCTCTTGCGCATCAGTTAATTCTGCTAATCCGCCAGGCGCATCAAGATTTTCTTCTTCTTTTTCACCCGGAATATCACGTAAATTATGGGCTTCGTCGATAATCATACAAGTTCCAGAAAATTCATTTCGTATAAGTTTGATTTCTTCCAATCTACGCGCTTCAGGGTCTTTAATATATGATGATACTCTAGCAAAAATACGTTCAATATATTTAGCAAGTTGTATATAACCCATAAGTTCGTAACGAGTATTTATTATGGTTTTTACCTTTTTTTCAATAATCTTTCTATCTCTTTCAAATTCAGTACCAGTTAATTGTAAATAGAGATTACCAGTACAACCTCTATGTACATTTGGAACATTCATATCATCAGATATAGTAACATTATTAATATCAAAAATTGTTCTAGTAAAATTTGGCTGAATATTTGGCGGTGCAATTATAAATACTTTTTTTCTAGGAAAAATATGTAAAAATGCTTCTGTGACTGATATTGCAGCACAACTTTTACCTACCCCTACGCCATGGTACAATAATACTGAGTTATAAGGCGTTTTACCAGATAAATATGTACTAACAAATCTTTGAACAGGACTTATTTCAAAATCTACACGGCCTTCGCATGTAGCCAAGTCCTCGATAGATTCATACTTATTTTCAGCAAACTCTCTTTTATGAAATAATTTCATAAGAAAATTTTCATCTCCAACACTTGGATATAAACCATATTCATCCTCAAAATCTATATCGTCAGGAAATAATCCTCTTAATGTAAGTTCATTAAACATTAGTTTTCTTCTAGATGGGTCAGTCTCAACTAACCACTGCTCTAATAATTCTTCCTTATTGGTTGCCATCTATACATTATTAACAAGTTCGTAACGGGCAATAGTTGCGCAATAAACTACTTGCCCGTAGCAATACTTCTTTCTTTTCAATGTTTTCAGGTCGTATTTTATTTAAACATTCTTCTAATGAGAACCATCCAAGGTCACCAATTTCTTGTACCATATGAAAATTTGTAGTATCATACGTTACTTCTTTCTTAGAATTGTACATAAATATATAATATCTATGACAATAATGTATATGATTACTTCCAAAAAAGGTTTCACTCAAAGACTCTAAATTACGAATAAAAATAACATCTTTTTCATAAATACCGGTTTCTTCTTTTAGTTCGCGCAATGCACATTGTAGCTCAGATTCACGCGGGTCTCTTCGTCCTTTCGGAAATCCCCATTCTGCTGAAGTCCATGGCTTTGTTACATTTTGAATCATAGATTCTAATGATGGAGTTCCACTACGAAGTGCATCAAATTTCTCCTTTGCAGATTCTTTATCATTTTTATAGGTTTGAGATTGTTCTTTGGGAGCACCCCATAATTGATTCCATAAACTTTCAAAATCTTGTGTTATAATCTTATGATGTTCTTCTGATGTCATTGTATTAATATGATATTGGATATAATCAGTATCAGTTAATTTATATTTACCACGTATAATTTCAATAAATCCTAAACTATCACGACGCTGTATCATCAAGTATTTTATATCTTTCATATAATTTTCAAATCCTGATATTGAATTATCATTTTTTAATAACTCTTTTGCTTGATCAAACCCTTCTGGAGCCTTAATAACTATACAACCATAACTAGTTATAGGCGCAATACAACTTTTAATATAATGACCATAAATGCCACAATTTGTACAAAATAATGTTTTCTTTTGATTTTGATTTTTATTCATAATACTAATTTATTTATACAATTCTCGTTTAGACTGCTGAATATATATAATACAAGTTAGAAGATGAAGTTACCACCAAGTGTTTGGGGGCCATTTTTTTGGCATACAATTCATATTACTGCTTTAGCATATCCTACGAAACCAAATTATGCAGAAAAAAAGGCCGCTAAAGAATTTTTTGAAAGTCTCCAATTTCTTTTACCATGTCCAATTTGTAAAGAACATTTAAAAATACACCTACGGAAATATCCTATTACGCCACATTTAGATAGACGTGAAGATTTATTCAAATGGACAGTAATTCTACATAATGAAGTGAATATATCTTTAAAAAAGGATACAATGACCGAGTTAGAAGTATTATATTATTTAAAAAGACTTGGTGCACGAGGTACAAGTCCAGTGATAAATAAAGATATGCTTGATGAAATCGATATGCGGTCAATGGTAAAAGGTGGATTTATTGGGGGCGCACTAGTTTTTACAACTGGGCTTTGTATTTATTATTTCTCTAAACAAGATTAGTAATGGGCGTAGATATAGAAGATTTATTTGAAGGCCTACAGATTCCTAAAGAAGAAACGAATCCTCTTAAAAAAGACGCAAAAAAAATTGTTGTAAAAGCAAAACTTAGTAATGAAGAAATGGAAGCAAAAGAAGGTATTTATTGTACTGAAAAAGATGCCGATAAAATATTTGATGAAGATGTTGATGTATATGTTGAAATGGCAGATGGAAAAGAAGAATTACTCGCAAAGTTTCGTAAGAATGTTATACCAAAAGAGACTATTAAACTTGGATGGGAGGCATTTTATGAAACATCTGCGCCATCGAGAAATCGTGGAGCTGCTGCTGGGCCTATTCAATTAAAAAGCGCATACTGGAAAAAACGGAAACCAGTTGAAGTTACAAAATGGTCAACCCGTTATATGCAAGATGGGAAGGTCTCAAAAATGAAAGTGAATAATAACGTATTTAGTAGTGTTTTAGGATATTTTGAAGAAACGCCATTTATGAAACTTCCTTGTAGATTGACCTCATATACGCAAAGATATTTTGAAAACTTTAAAAAAGGCACTCCTTTTATTCAGCATCTAAACAAGTGTTTTAAAGCTCTTACACCCACAGAGTATAATAAACAATTAGCTAGAGCAAAAAAACAACCAAAATTTCGCATTGATGATACTGCGTTTTCATCTGTAACAATTAATCGTAATTTTAGAACTGCGTTACATATGGATGCTGGTGATTTTAAAGAAGGTTTTGGTAATTTATCTGCTATTGAACGAGGGCAATATAGTGGGGGTCATACAATTTTTCCAAGATATAAAGTTGGTTTTAATGTGCGCACTGGCGATTATCTTGCTATGAATGTACATGAATTTCATTGTAATACTGAAATGACTGAAACGGGTCCACAACGCGCATTTAATAAACGTCTACCAAAAATATATTTTCAAGACCCATCTACCGGCACATTAGGAGGTGAGAAAAACTTTAGTCGCATATCATTTGTATGTTATTTAAGAGAAGGATTAATTGACTGTAAATCAAGGGAAGCAGATGCTTATTATAAAAAGATTGGGTTTGATACAAAGAAGGGTAATTTACATAAATACAATAAAACTATTAAGAAGAAGAAGTAGATGGAGAGATTAAGAAGAACAACTATACCTATAACAACTGAATCTATGGTAACTAGTTCAAGATATTTATTTTTTGCTAGCCTTATAGCATTTGTTATATTTTTAATTATGTTTTTTATACACTACTTTTTCGTTCCCTTCTTACCTTCGATGTTTCCATCAAAATTAATTGTTTCTAATACTAATACTAATACAACTGTTATTTATGATACTATATCATTATATACAAAAACAGTTGCACCTAGAAATACAAAAATGGATTTTACATCAAATATAAAAAATATATCTACTGATAATTTTACACTATCTTTTGATTGTTTTTTGAATGGAACCTATAGATCTACAGATGTCCCTCGTGTATTATTTTACTTTGGTGGAGCCGCTGCAATAAATAATATTAATAATAGTAATTTCAAAGAATACAAAGGAACTTCCGAAGGAGAAACACCAAAATTACTAGATGTATCTAATAGTGATTTATTAAATAAAGTTGGAGACTCAAACTTTGTAATCTATGTAGATCCTGTTAAAAATGATATGAAGATTGGCATCTATACAATTGATATTGCGGTTCCACCAGTACGACGTTTAGAAATTGCGTCTATTATAAAGAATGTCCCGATTAATAAAGTATTCAAAGTTACAATGGTATTAACCCGTAATTTTGTAGAAGTATATATGAATAAAAAGCTCGTAAATACTTATAAAGTTGGAAGCTTATCACCAATGAAAGCTACATTAAGCAGTGTTGGAGTAGACTACGGTATATATACACCAATAGATTTTATCGGTAATACAGTTCAAATAGCTAACGTACAATTTTATAATGGCCCATTAACTAGTATTCAAATACGTAATTTAATTCCAGATCTAGTGAAAGATAACATTTTTAATAGTTGATAAATTAGATGGAAATATATATATTTAGTGGAATAATAATATTAATCTTAGGATTTTTAATATTAGTATTTGTTCCTATACCTTTTACTGGATTAAATGTACAAGATAATAAAAGTTATCCATTAAATACTAGAACTACAATATTTAATTCAAGTTCTTTTCAAGATAAAGGCTCGTGTAGTTTCCAAGGATTTTTGTATTTAGAAAGCCTCCAAAAAACTGGAACTGCGACACCATGTACTACTTTGGAATCAGACTCAACTTTACCAAACTGTAATACCGGTCGCTATTCATTATGTGGTTGTGGAGGGCCTGCAGGAAATGAGTGTACTAATTGTACTCATCAAGGATATATACCAATTATTAATATTAATAATGTTATTATTCTTGAAGGACTTGGTGCTCCCGATGCAAGTCGCCAAGGTAAGGCATCGGTTCAACTAACAATTAAAACACAATCATCTGGTGCGATTGAAGATGCTTCTGGTGATAGATTAAATCCTGTAAAATACGCAAAAGATAATGCTGGCGATAAGACCGAGGATCAGTATAGTGAATTATATATTGAAACTTTTGTGTTACCTCCTTTACCATTTCAAAAATGGACGATGATTACAATAAATCGTGAAGGTAGAAGATTTGATATATACTACAATAATACTCTCGTATTATCAAAGCATACCACTGCGAATGTATTCTCTCGCACTATTGATAAAACAGTGAAAGTTGGTAACCCCGCACTAAATGGCGCATGTGGTTTTTTTAGTATATATGATACTATTCAAAACGCTAAAGCAATAGAGGGTCATTATAATTCTTTAACAACTACTAAAGGTTCTCCATTATTCAATAATAATCCTCCCGACATCGCATTTACTAAATTATCATTAGACCGTTTATCTAGCGGCTCCGGTGTTCCAAATATACCTTCATTATGTTCTTCTGGAGACTGTATTAATTCTCCACGAGTCGCGCCAGCAAAGCCATACTATAATTGGCATACAAATTACGCATAATTCTATATAGAGAGAAGAATGGACGCGGCCCAGCAAGTTGTCAGAAAAAATATTAATCCATTACGTAGTTTTGGAGTTAATGTATTAATATATTTGGTAACGATTGTTATAGTAGCAGTATTTATTTATTTTATTTATAAATATATTACTGGCGGCTCTACTTTACAAAAGAATATTGTTCTAAGAGATAAGGTTGTTGCAAAGGTTACAACCGAAACTAATAACGCAAGAAATAATATTAGTATTCCTTCAGGAATATTTGATGGTGGAGAATTCACATTAAATTTTTGGATATATATCTCAGGCTATAACTATCGTCAAGGAACAAGAAAACATTTAGTTGAAATATACTCTACTGGAACTACAGGAAATCCTTTCTCTACAATTCTAGTGGCATTAGGAGGGTTCAAGCCTACTTTAATGGTTAGAGCGCACACAATTCCTTCTGACGCCCCTGTGCCAGGTGGACGTGTCCATAAATATGGCATCACTGATTGTTCTGGCACTGATCCAAATGACAGAGATTGTTCTGGTTCAAATCTACATGGATTTGATAGATTAACTGATACAAATTATAGTCCTCAAAATAATATAAATGATAATTCTTTATATACAACTGATATACAACAATTTTTTACAGCTATGCAAGTGGATCAGCCATCAAGCACATGCGATGTTAAAGATATATCATTACAAAAATGGACAAATGTATGTATTACTATGACTGGTAAGACACTAGATGTATATCTAGAAGGTAAACTCATAAAAACATGTATATATAAGAATTTTTTCAAGGTAGATAGTGCCAATGGTGTAGCTCTCCGTTATTTACAAGGAGGTGGCTTCGATGGATATTTCTCTAGATTACAAGTGTTTAATAGTGCATTAAATCCGGATGATATTTATAAGACATATATGGCAGGGCCAACTGGGTCAAGTCCAGCAAATGACCCGATGTCATTTATTAAATATATTTTTACTGGTTAAATATAGTAAAATAAGATGTCATCGAGTGTAGCTGGTGAAATTGCATTAGGCGTGGGTGTATTCGCATTTGCTGGTGCCGCATTTTATGTAGCACAATCTGTATTTAATATGGCATCAACAATTCAGAATAGATATTTAGACATTCTACCTTATACCGCATCTTCAGAAGATGGCCAAGTTATTATATATCAAGATCCTAAAGTTTATTCTGATGCCAAAACAATTCTTCCATCCGACAATGAAAGAACAGGTATTGAATTCTCCTATAGTTGTTACTTAGTTGTAAATGAAACTACGTTTGATAGTACAGGCAATGATACTCTCAAATGTGTTTTTTATAAGGGAAATGATAATAATCCTTGGCCTTTATTATCTCCCGGTGTCTTTGTAAGAAATACTGCAAATACATTACGTATTGTATTAGGAAGTTTTAGTGATGCATATAAACATATTGATATTGAAAATATTCCAGTTAAAAAATGGTTTCATCTTGTATTAAATTATAAAAAATCTGCTTTAGAAATTTACGTTAATGGTAAATTAGTAAATAAGATGTCATATGATGATGCATTACCATATAATAATTATGGCAATATTAACATATTTAGCAGTAATACAAAAACAGTAAATTTACAAAATAGAAGTATTAGATTTAATGGTTCTATAAATGGTAAAATTAGTAATTTAACGTACACCCGGTATGCTCTTTCATTTACTGAAATTCAAAAACTATTTAATAAGGGTCCATCAAATACTACAAAAGCTGCGGCAAACGTTGAACTTCCACCATATTTAGCAAATGAGTGGTGGGTCAACCAGTAATTCCATTTCCTGGTCTAAATAAATGAAACAACTTATTGTAGCATAAACAGATGACAGGAGGTGGTTTGTTAACACTTGTCGCATATGGACAACAAAATGTTCTTTTGAGCGGCAATCCACAGATGACCTATTTTTATAAAGCATTTCGTCGTTATTCCCATTTTTCTATGGAAAATGTAACAACGGCTCTAGAAGGCCCTTCCGAGCTTTCGTACGATCAAACGATTCGATTACGTGTAAAGATTGAACGCATTGGTGATTTAGTTTCAGATATGTATTTTAGTTTTCGTATTCCCGATATATATAGTAAATTTATAACTCCAGATCCTACAAAATCATATAATTCTCAATATGAATTTCAATGGACTCGATACTTAGGTGCGGCAATTATTCAAAACGTTGGATTCTATGTGGGTGGCCAGAAGATTCAAGAATTTGATGGAACTTATATTATGAGTCGTGCTCTTTTAGATTATGATAAGGATAAGTTACAAAAATGGAAAAATCTTATTGGAGATACTCCAGAACTAACAGACCCGACTAATAGTTTATATGGAGGCGGAATAATAAATCAAGGATATCCAAGTGTATTAAATAATACTACTGCTACTGGGGCACAGTTTAATAGACCATCTATTTTTGGACGTGATATTCATGTACCTCTTCCATTTTGGTTTACAGAACATACGTCGCAAAGTTTGCCTTTAATTGCATTACAATATCATGATTGTGAAGTTCAAATTACTCTTAATCCAATTAATGAATTATATAGTATTCTTGATGCTTCTGGTTTTCGTGTTGCACCAGGGTATGCTGTAAATTCTGATACAAATAGTATTCAAACAAATATACCAATCTATGGAAATACTGGCGATACAACAAATGTACAGATGAAGAATTTTTTGGTAGATTGGGGATATAATACCCCAAATTTTAATAACTGGCCACTAAATGCTAGAATACAAACAACATATATATATCTTACAGATAATGATAGAAAAGTATTTGCCTCCTCGTCACTATCATATTTATATCAAGAAGTAAGAATGTTTCCATTTCTAGGAATTTATAATCGACAAATTCTTGATGTAGAATGTCATAACCCTGTATCAAGAATATTATTTTTATCAAGAAGGTCTGATACAATATATAGAAATGATTTCAATAATTTAACAAATTGGTTTAATTATCCAAAACCACCATTTGTACCGACACCAGGCGCATCACAGTATTTACAAAATTATAATTCTTCAGGACTTCTAATACCTCAAGGGCAGATTGAAACTATTCGAGCTATACGAGTATTAGCAGACGGTAATGAAATTCAGCAAGAAAAACCGATTGATTACTTTACAAGAATTACACCATTTCGTAGTCTAACAGGTGATTCTGATTATTTAATACCGGTGTATAGTTTTAGCCTACATTCGCCAACAAGTCAGCCGGCAGGGAGTATTAATACATCAAGAATTAGAAATTTTCAAGTAGAAATTGATGTGTATCCATTGCCATTGAATACAACATATACATATAATTTATATTTATACATTGAAAGCTATAATTTCTTTGAGGTTACCGCTGGAATGGGAGGAAAAAGATTTGCTCTGTAAAGTAGTATGAACGTATTAGATGTAAGTGGTGCTATAAATTCTCTAGATCCAACTACACCGGCTATATTAGCATCGCAACAAATGGCATCTAATTTAGGTGGAGGTTTAGGTGGAGTCGCTTTATCTATACCTGGCATTGGAACTTCATTTGCCAATTTCTTAAACGGTATTGGTGACAGCATACGTAGTTCTGTTAATTATGTTAAATCAAGAACGCCAGGTGCGATTGCTAATGCAAATAGTGCCGCAAAAGATGGTTCTGGTAATAAAGTATCTGTTAACACCCCTAAAGAAAAGTCTTCAATTAGTTATTTCTTTTCAACAGTCTTTTCACAAACACTATATATAATACTTTTTATAGTAGTTTTGATTCTGGCACTTATAGGCTCATCTCTTGCCGCTAATTATGTAGGCGTTGGTAAGGCAACTGGATATTATTTTTACTATATGTTTTATGGATTTATTCTATTTCCTATAGCAATCCCACTTGCTGTATCTAAACATTATAGAACTGGCGAACCATTATTTTATGCTATTTGGGCACCTATATTTGAGGGAAAGTTTGGTTTATTTTCATATGATATTAGTAATAAAGTAGGTACAATTGGACCATCCGCGACAGCACAACGTATAAAACGAGTACCAATAACTGGATTATCAGTAAGAAAATTATTAGCGCCTAAATAATTAAAACTAATTCTATAAAGAATGACAGATAAAGTAAAAGGATTAACAACATTTCCTTTTGTAAGTGTAGTGACACCTACTTACAATAGAAAACGGTTTATTCCATATTTAATAGATTGTTACAAGTCACAAACATATCCAAAGGATAAAATGGAATGGGTTATTTATGATGATGGTACAGAGCCAGTTGGTGACTTCTTCAAAAATCTGCCGTTTCCAAATGTGCGTTATATTTACAATAACGAAAAACAAAATATTGGTTATAAGAGAAATATGTTAAATAGAGAATCGAAAGGTGATATTATTATTGCGATGGATGATGATGATTATTATCCTCCAGAACGTATCGCCCATGTAGTAAATAGGTTTCGCGCTCAACCTAAAATACAACTTGCTGGCTCTTCAGAAATTTACATGTATTATACAGATATACAAACTATTTACAAACTAGGACCTTATCACCCAAATCATGCAACAAATGGAACAATGGCTTGGCTACGAGTATATGCTGATAATCATAAATATGATGAAACAGTTACACACGCTGAAGAAAAATCATATTTAGAAAATTATTCTAATCCCATGATTCAACTTGACCCTTATAAGACAATGTTAGTAATGAGCCATAGCGAAAATACATTTGATAAGAAAAAGATGCGAGAACAAGATAATCAATTTATTAAAAAAACAAGTATGAAAATAAAGGATTTTATTAAGGAATCTAAGTTAAGAGATTTCTATAAAAATGCCTAAACATACAAAACATCTATTATTAAGAAAACATGAGCGACCAAACTACTTTAAACATATTACATCAAGCATTTAGTAATGGGTTGGAAGACGATGATTTAAAAATATATACACCAATAGATTCACTAAAAATTGGATTACGAAGACATCAACATGCAATAATTGACCGAATGAATGAATATGAAAATAGTTCATTAAATGGTAAGACAATTGGAAATAGCAAATTATATTGTAAATATGGTGTATTAGGTGATTCAGTCGGAGTTGGTAAAACTTTTATGGTATTGGGGCATATAGGTTTAATAAAAGCACAAAGAAATATAATAGATTTTCCGAACTTTAATACATATAGTAATAAAAATATGTATAGTTTAGAAACTCATATAATAAAAGATATTTCTAATGTTGGATGTTTAATTATTGTACCGCATACATTATTCCGTCAATGGTCTGATGAAATAACAATAAAGACAAATTTAAAAGTTGCATTGATGAAGACAAAGAAAAATGTATGGAGTGATAAATTTATGAGTGAAGTAAAAGCTGCGGATTTAGTTCTTATTAGTAATACACTTTTTAAAGAACTATATACTAGGTCACAAGAATTAAATTTATTTTGGAATCGTATCTACATTGATGAAGCAGATACTATAGAACTTACATCTTCACTTTTAAGAAACCCTTTATCTACTAATTTTATTTGGCTAATTACCGCAAGTTTTAGTCATTTACTTTTTCCAAATCATTATCATTTATATATATATAATTCTACTTATAATGCTTTCAAAGTAAAACATACAATACCTTCAGAGATGGATTCATTTTTACAACAAACAAATAGACCAAATCAGCAACTCTTTTATTTAACAGTATATACACGTTCATCAAAATATTTAAATGAAATTCTAAATGGCTCACATCCTTTGCGCGGCCATAGTATAATCCGTTGCTCTAAAGATTTTATAAATAAATCAATATCACTGCCACAACTTTTTTCAAAAATTATCATGTGTAAGCCTTCATTATCTCATACATTAGTTTATGATGTTATTAGTGCTTCTGTAAGACAATTATTAAATGCTGGTGATGTAAAATCTGCGCTAGAGCAACTTGGTGTAAAAACAGAAAATAATCAATCACTAATTGAAGCAGTAAATGAAAGTAAAATAAAAGAGTTAGAGCGGCTAGAAAAGACATATGAATTTAAACAATCATTAGAATATTCAAGTGTTCAAATTAAAGAGCAATCATTGAAAAATCTTAAAGATAAAATTGACCATTTGAAAGAACAAATGGCAAACTTGAAAGAGCGAGTTGAAAATTATAAAAAAGATGTGTGCCCAATTTGCTACGATGAGCCAAATGATGCTGTATTAACATCATGCTGCTCCCGTATCTTTTGCGCTCTATGCGTACTACAAAGTATTGCCCGTAACCCTACTTGCCCATTATGTAGAACAAATATGTCTCCAGTTTCTCTTAAAAAACTTACAACAGAAAATGTAGTAGTTTCAAATGCCATGGAGGTTGAAGATGTAAATCAACCAAAAAAGAAAATAGATACATTTTTTGAAATTGTTGAAAAGAATCCTAATGGAAAGTTTTTAGTATTTAGTCGGTATGATAATTCTTTTATTCAAGTTCTAGATGGTTGTAAAGAACGTAGTTTAATAGCAAAAGAATTAAAAGGTTCAAAAGATATGATTGCGTCTACATTAAAGAATTTTAAAGAAGGAAGTGTGAATATGCTTGTAATGAATACTATTCAAATGGGAGCAGGGCTAAATATTACTGAGGCTACACATGTTATTTTGCTTCATAGTATGACTCATGAAGAAGAAAAACAAATTTTAGGACGGGCATATCGTGTTGGAAGAACAAATGAATTACATTTTATTAAACTTTTATATCCCGATGAAATCACTTAAGATGAAATACTTAAGATGAAATACTTAAGATGAAATCACTTAAGATGAAATACAATAAATCAGTTAATATTATTATACATTGTCTCTAGCGAAATAGCTTCATATCTTTTTACTTTATCAGGCTTCAATCCAGATTCTTTTACTTTTAATTGCGCGTACATTGGGGTTAGTCGGATAGGAACTTTATATTCTGTTGAAATCTCGCACAGAAGTTTCCACGCATTAAACATTGCACTTTGTTTTGTTAAAACCGGAGTATAATTTAAATCGTCACATTCTGGAATTTTAGATTCTGGTTTTAATGGAACTTCTTCATCCAATCTTAAACTAATATTTTTAAGTTTCAATTGAAGACTTAATGGTAGAATTGACCAACATTGGTAAAAAAATGCCCAGAAATCTCCTTCATCACTTTTATAATATGCTTTGAAAAACGATGAATATATTTTCCATGCTTCATGATTATTTCCTAAACTACTTTTAATACGTTCTGGAATATTTTCTAAACTAATCAAACTTGCTAGATTTCCTTCATTATTTTCAATATCTAAATCTAACATAGGGTCCCATGTTTCCCATAATGCCCACCAAGCAACTGGTTTTACACCTTCAGGAATTTCAATACATTCTTCTTTAAACAATTCAACACCTTGAAATTGTCTTTGAAGAACACGTAAATCTCCAGAATAATTATCTGGAGGATTCTGCCCAAGCCAATTAAATATTCTATCTTTTGATGGAGGACCTACCTTAAATGTTAAACAAAGTTTTGATATTTGTTGTAATACTCTAGAATCTAGTGTATTGCTAATTAATATTAGTGGACGACCACTTTTACATTCTTCACTTTTCAAATATGATAACAGCTCTGATAAACCACCCTTTTCTCCATTACTTAATCCATCAATTTCATCCAATAAAATTCCTATTCCACCTTTTTCACCATTTTCCATCATTTGAAGAATACCACCTTCTTTTAATAATGGTAAAATTGTTTTACGAAATGATGCGCCAGAACGTGTATGACTGGCATTAAATTCAATTGTTTTTAAATTTGAATCTTTAAACATACGATGTGCAATTGTAGTTTTTCCTACGCCAGGATTTCCTAGTAATAAAACAGCGGAATAGTCTCTTTTTTTAATCCATTGTTTTATTTTATCTTCAATATTTGGATGTAAACATACAGATTTCTCTAACATAAGTATTTAGAGAAATTATTGTTTAGACTGGTGCTGGTCTTGGTATTACATTATTATATGTTTTTGTACCATCCCAAATACCTTCAAATGTCAAGCCTTTTTCTCTACAATCACTAACAATTGCATCTCTACGCGCATTATCATCTGTCATATCTAAATGTAAACTAAATTGCATAGGCACACTTGGACTAGATGCTCCAGCAGCAGTATTTGGATTAAAATATCTTAATGCTTGACTTGGTGATACACCAACAGTATCAACGCAAGAATATGTAATAGGATTAGTAGTAGTATCCTTATATAATGATAAATAATCGGGACACATATTTATAGAAGGTGGCCACCTCATTGGAACTGTTTGTTGAATAAAATTACCTGTAGAGCCAAAGAATTGTATTCCAAATAGAATAAATAATACTAACATGCCAATCGTAGCAATGCCGGCAGCTAAATATTTATTAAATAGTGCTAGTGCAAAAAAAGTTCCAGGTATTACTATAAATGCGGCAAAAATAAAAAAAATAAAGGAAAGATCCATTCTACTTAATATCATAAAAATTTATATTATAAATCTTTATTTTATTATACATAACTCATAACTTTACATAACTAACACACTAATCCATCTCTAAATCAGAGATTTAGAGATTTATAGAGTGCCGAAACTTCAAAGAAGTTAGGGAACGCTCTATAAATCAGAGATTTATAGAGTGCCGAACTGAACGACGGGCGCAGGGGCACCGCCACCCTCGTAGCCGAGCTCAATGTAGCCAGTGAGGTAGTCGGCGTTGGGGAATGTGCCCAGATTCTGGCCAGCAACGCCGAAGGTAGATGTACCAGTGCTGCGGGAGCCAGCGCCAACGCCGCTGGGGACCACGTTGGGGACAACCAGCTGAATCTTGCGGAAGTAGCGATTGGAAGAGACTACATTCTTGCCAATATCCTTGAGGAGTGTACCAGCACCTACGAGGGTAGAGAGGTAAGGGCTGTTGGCACCGTTAAAGGCAGCAGCGTTCAGCCACGCCCACTGGGCGGTAGAGAATGTGGGGGCGCCGGCGGTAGGGTTAAAGGCATAGATGATACCGTTGAGGGAGCTGATGCTCATGAAGTGGGAAGGGGCGTTCTGGCGAGTACGGGCGGGGATGGAGGACATATTATACCTTGTATTTAGAAAATATTTTTGATTAAATTGTAAAATATTTTTTTAGACACCGGTGATAGGATGAATTTTGCCGAACTCAACAATTCAAAAGATCAGGATTTACGTGGTCTCCCAAATACAAGCGAAGGAACAAGATTCCAAAATCAAAATGGCCGTGTTACCTTTGGCCCTTCTTTTGATTCTGCCGGATCGTCAGTTGCTCCTCCCGGATTTAAACATCAGACTGAAGTTGAAAAAAATTTCATAGATGATATGTTACGAGGAAATTGGGAACAGAATAATTTAAGCCGTGCTTTCTTTTCTTCTGAAAATATCCGTGGTATTCAAAATGCTATCCGAAAAAGCGTGTTTGAGAAAAGCGGAGACAAAAAATACGTAATTGATGATCAGTCGGTCGATGAACTTAAGATTATTATGAGAGGTATATACTATCAATATGCCCGTAACCTTGACACAAATATTACAGAACAAATTGTTGATTTAAATCAAAAGGTGATTGACTGGTCTGTACCTCATGTATTAAGCGCAGTAGACCATTATCATTATTACATTAATGATATTAGCCACATGCCAGTGCCGATGCAGCAGCCTCAAAATATTAGCCGTGCCGGTACCCGCAGTCTTCCCACAAATCCGTTTGTATAAAAAATACTTAAACCCTGATTACTATTTTTAAATATGGGGACTAAAATCCTCATGAAGTTTGCGTAGCTCAGTTGGTTAGAGCATCGGCCTTATATGCCGAAAGTCAGGGGTTCAATCCCCCTCGTGAACATCTTGGTTAGCCATTTGAATTCTGTTATGGATTCAAATGGCTTTTTTTGCTTTCTTAGTCTTCACCGTAACTTCACTATTCAACAGTGCTAGACGCTCTTTCTTCATGCTAGTCCAAGCACTCTCAAACTCATCAATCTCTCCCAACCACATTTGTGCTGCAGTTGTATTCTCTAGTTGCTTTAGCAACTCTTGTGCTTTCACCACTGCCTTCTCAGCATCTTCAATTGCGCTCGCCTTTACACGGTCAATACGCAGACGGAGTAGATACTCGTAAGAATCTACATTGTCAGGCTCGCTCATATTACTAATCGCTGGTAAAGCATGCTTCTTCATAATATTTACAATCTCATCATCCTTCTTACGTCGGAGGTCAATTGTATCATTCAAAACACCCGTAAGGAAACGGGCCTTGGCATCAGCCTCTAATGCGTCCTTTCTCAATGTATCAATCTCTTTCTGTCGACGCTCTTCATATTTATTAAGACGCTCTAGATAGAATTCTTCAATCATATCACCAACACACTCATATTTCTTGATTTTCATGTCGCTTGTAAAGGCAACCATATTTGTTGTGCGCCAAGTGCTCGCCAATTTGAAACGCTTCTCAAACTCAAACATATTCTCTTTCGCATCATCGTAATAATCAGGGTCTAGATACAAATCAAAGCGAATATCTACGTGATTGTACAAATCTTCATAATTACGCAAGACAGGCTTCTTTGACTCTTTGTCATTCGCATCGCACATTTCTTCTAGGAACTCCTTGTAGTCGGTAGTCCAAGTACCAATTGGCAACTCAGTAATAGTAACCATCTTCTTTGCGTCATCAAATGTATAGATGCCCTTTGTAATCCATACACCGTTATCAGAATGTTGAACTGCGCCCTTAAATCCTAGCCAGTATGGGCGTAGCGCAATATTATTAATTGTATCACGCTTACCAGACAAGCGGTCTTTTAGTAGATTTACAACATCTGTGGGGTCATGAGGAGGCACATCGGTGCTGAATCCTGTACCAATGCCAATACAGCCATTTACAACTAGCATAGGAAGCACGGGATAATACGTCTCAGGCTCTACAATAAAGCCATCGTCATCAATATGTTTTAGAATACAAGCATCTTCTTTTCGATAAATCTTTTCAACAATAGACTCTAGATGAGTGTGAATGTATCGAGGAGAAGCAGAGTCCTTGCCACCAAGAAGACGAGAACCAAACTGGCCTACTGGCGCAAGCAAATTGATATTGTTTGCACCAACGAATGTTTGAGCAAGTGAGATAATTGCCATATTTAGAGATGCCTCGCCGTGATGATATGAAGCATGCTCTGATACATAGCCAGCAAGTTGCGCAACACGTACTTCCGCTTTTAGATTACGCTTCAAACAACCAAAGAGAATCTTTCGCTGAGATGGCTTGAATCCATCCATTACACTTGGTAGAGACCTAATATTGTCACCATTACTGAAATGGATGAGTTCATCGTGAATGAAACTGCTGTAATCTACTTTACTATCTTTGACAGTTACGCAGCGCTTAGAATCATAATTACTGAGCCACTTCTTGCGGTCATCCGCTCGCTTCTTATTGAACGCAAGTGAGAAGTTCTCATCTGTTTCCTTGTCGTAGCAATACTTGATTTCATGAAGATTGCGGAACCAATCTTGAGCCTCTTCAGGAGTAGACGTGCCCAACCCTTTGTAGTACTTCAGATGCCAACTCTTGAAACCATCGCCTTGCTGCGCCTTCCACTTATCAAACTCTTGCGCTGTGTAGAACGATAGAATCACATTCTTTTTACTTGCTTTTAGCAAAGGAGTAGCAAGAGAGCAGATGAAATTGCTTTTCATTAGTTCAGGCCACTCGGCATGGAATAGATTCATCAGAAGGCCCTTGATGTGAGAGCCATCCAAATCTTGGTCGGCCATCACCATGATACGACCATAGCGAAGACTCTTAGAATCATTGTATTTTTTACGCTGCTCCAGACCTAGAATTTTCTTGATCGCAGTCAGCTCTTCATTTTTTGAAAACTTCTCTTGGGAAATGTCACGAACATTGAGTAGCTTACCTCGCAATGGAAATACACCCCAAAACTCACGACCGACTACCTTGAGACCAGAGATTGCAGAAGTAGCGGCTGAATCTCCTTCCGTTAGAATGAGAGTACAATCATTACTCTTTGTAGTGCCGGCATGTAGAGCATCTACTAGTTTAGGCATTCCACGTAGTGTCTTCTTTTTTGTTCCATCTGTTTTTTTAGCATCTTTAACAGCCTTTGACTCGAGAATGCTTTGAGCCTCTTCTAGAAGTCCAATCTTAATTAGACCTTCTGCGAGTTTTGGTGATGGCTTGAACTGAGAGCCAAACTTAGTAGCGGGTGTTGTAAGCGTCTCTTTTGTTTGAGAATCAAACGAGGGATTTACAATTGTAGAATTCACAAAGAGAAGAACACTGTCTTTGAGTTGAGATGGCTTGATATCTACCTTCTTCTTTTTCGCGAGTTCACAGAATTCTCCCATAAGATTCTTGAATACATTCTCAACATGCTTGCCGCCTTTCTTGGTATTAATACCATTGACGAAACTAATCTGTTTCTCGTCAGGAAGAATAGCATCATCTTGAAACAAATTGCGCACTAGAATTGCGGCAACTTCCCATCGGTCTGAGCAACGCTCATAAGCAATATTTTTCTCGTTTTGCATAAAGAGTTTTACGTATTTTTCAAACGTATTTGTTTTGATTTCAGAGCTATTAAAACTCACTTTCACATCCTTGCCAGCAAGAGAAGCAATTTCAAGAACACGGGTTTGAAAGATTTGCTTCATGTCATCGATTAGATCATTGTCTTTAAAAGCCCCTTGGAAACGGCTTACATCAGGTGAAAAGACCACCTTTACAAAGCCTTTGTTTACATCCTTAATGTTGCTTACTTTGATACAAGGCTTCTCACACTTTGACATGTTTTCTTTCCAGCACTGAGAGTACAACTTTCCATTAGTAGTGCTACGAGTTTCTACTTCAAACTTAGTACTAAATATATTAGCTAGTTTTGCCCCATAACCATTCTTACCACCAACAATCTTCTCTTCTTCTTTGTTATAGTTGCCAGAAGTTAATAGATGGCCGAAGATAAGCTCTGGCGCATAAACACCAGTATCTTTATGGACCTCGATAGGAATACCATCGCCATCGTTTTTCACGCTAATAGTATATATACCATTTACTAAGCCGCAAGTTACATCAATATGCTTGACATTGTTTGAGCGAACCATTGCGTCACGGGAATTTACAAGAACTTCATCGAAAATCTTGTAAAGGCCAGGATTAAAATCTACAACCTTGAATGCCATCTTTTCAGAACTAGGGTTGTAAACCCATCGCATATCTTCAATAGTCTCTACAGACCCGATATAAGTATCAGGCAGCTCGAGAATATGCTCACGATGGGTATGCTTTTTATATACAGAAGCCATTTTTCTAATAATACTAAGGGTGGGGGTTTAGGTTTTAATTTTTTTACTTTTTTACAAGAATTAGTAATTTATCATTATCCCACCCTGGAGAGTATTTATTAGCATGCTCTACTATAATGAAACTAATAAATGAAAATTCATCTTTAATATCTTTTAGAATTTCTTCATAAGAAGATTCAGGCTCTTTACGTTCTATATCCTCAATAATAATCATACCACCAGAGCGAATATATTTTAATCCTTGATGAATAATTCTATTTTGGTCATTTGGATTATGGCTAGAATCATCAAGTAATACATCTAAATTACCTCCAGTACTTTCTAACGCAGATTTAACACTTTCTTCTTGTATAACATCCATTAAAATAAATGTATTGTTTGGCCCAGTTAGTCTTTTAGAATGATCTAAAAAGTTTTGGTCACGGTCGAAGAAATAAAAGGTACCATTTTCAAAATACTTATTCCACATTAATACACTTGCTCCGCCAGCAACACCTATTTCTGCAAAACGTACCGGCCTTGATTTATATTGCGCTAATAACATATTGTATATTGGCGTATAAGGATGGCGATGGCCACTATTATTATATGGTGATTTATCTGCACCAGTCATGCTTCCAATTATACATAATGGTGTAGGACAATTTGTGGAATCAATTACAAGTGTTGGAATCATCTGAATTTTATTATATTTTACTTTTAGATGGGTTCATATCACCAGCCTGTATCTTATTTAAGAGGTGGCAAAAGAACACGTAAAACAAAAGGTGGATTCATACCATCTGTTATGGGGGGTGTAGTAGGCGCTGGAAAATATCTTTCTCCACTTGTTCTACATCAAGGATATACACTATTGAATAACAAAACAAAAAAACGAAAATCTAGAACAAAAAAGATGCGTAAAAAGAATAAATAGTAACCTAAAGTTTTACAATACCATATTTTTAGAGGATGTCTGTAGCAAAGGCGAACGCAAATGGAAATTTATTTGAAATCAAAACTGTTCAGTCTGGAGCGTTTCGTTCATTAATTGAGGCGGTTAAAGAGATTGTTACGGAAGCAAATCTAGAGTTTTCTCCCGAAGGAATCAAAGTAGTAAATGTGGATGAGACCCATACGGTATTAGTTTATCTAAAACTCTTTGCCGACCGGTTTGAGAGTTTCTTCTGCCCTAAAAAATACATTCTTGGCGTAAATATGATTTATCTATTCAAGCTTATAAAAACTATGGGAAATAATGATTCTCTAACTCTTTATCTTCCCGAGTCAAATCCTAATAAGTTGGGTATTCGTATGGAGAACTCTGAGAAATCTACGGTAACAAACTATTTTTTGAAACTTTTCGATACTGACGTGGAAGATATTAAGATTCCTTCTATTTCATTTACTTCTATTATTCACATGCCTTCTTCTGATTTACAGAAGCATTGTCGCGACATGAATGCATTAGGAGAGAAGTTAGATATCGAGATTACCAGCATGGGCTCTGATTTAATCTTTAGATGTATGGGTGATTTTGCTGAGCAAGAAACTGTAATCAGCGAAAACAACTCGACTATGAGAGTACAGAAGACTGCTAACTCTACAAATGAAATTGTACAAGGTATTTTCCAACTGAAGCACTTAGTAGTATTTACAAAGTGTACTAGTTTATGTCCTAGTATAGAACTATGTTTAAGAAATGATTACCCATTAATTCTTAAATATACTGTTGCAAATCTTGGCGAGATTCGTCTGGTGCTAGCGCCGATGAAAAATAAGAGTGATAATTAGTTAGATGGTAAATTCGCGAAATCTTCGAATAAATAATAGTCAGCTAGTTGCTAATAGTGGGTCAGTTGCTAATAGTCAGCTAGTTGCTAATAGTCAGCTAGTTGCTAATAGTCAGCTAGTTGCAGAACCACCTTCTAATATACTATTACCAAGTCCATCACCAAGACCAAGTCCATCACCAAGACCAAGTCCATCACCAAGACCAAGTCCATCACTAAGCTCAAGACCAAGTGGAATAGCTACAAAATATATTTCTGGAACAACATTTTATATTAACGGTCGCGTAACTTCTATACCCGATGGTAATTATACAGAAGAAGGAGTTGTTCAAGCATTACAGCAAGCAATTAACCCTATTACATCACCCGATGGTAATTATACAGAAGAAGGAGTTGTTCAAGCATTACAGCAAGCAATTAACCCTATTACATCCCAACTAGTTGTTTCTATGCAGAATGGATGTATTTCAATTGGTGGTACTAATGGATATTTAGACTTTGGTCGCCCACCAAATGGCTCTAGTAATTTGGGATTTACTCGACATCCCATTTATATGTTTCCAGCTATTGCTGATAATCAATTTATATCTGGATTACCAAATCCATCTCTTCCACCATCACCAAGTCAAATGCTATTTCCAGTGGAATCACCTTCTCCAAGCCTAATGCCAAGACCAAGCCCTTCTCCGTCACCAAGCCCAGCACCAAGCCCATCACCAAGACCAAGCCCTTCACCGTCACCAAGCCCTTCTCCATCACCAAGCCCAGCACCAAGCCCTTCTCCATCACCAAGCCCAGCACCAAGCCGTATTCAAGTTATAATGTCCCGAATTAGAGATTTGAAAAATTATGGATTTAATACTATATCTGGTGCAAGCAATCCTACGTGGAGAGATTTAATGACGCAATTTAGGGAATTAAAGGAGTTTGATTATTACGATGATTGCAATGATGAATATTGTTTAGCACCACCCCCCTCACCAGCGCCAAGTCCAGCACCAAGGCTATCTCCAAGACCAAGTCCAGCACCAAGACCAAGCCCAGCACCAAGCCCATCTCCTTCACCAGAGCCAAGCCCATCACCAAGGCCATCACCAAGCCCAAGGCCATCTCCTTCGCCAGGGCCAGGGCCAAGCCCTTCACCTTCACCAAGACCAAGTCCAGCACCAAGACCAAGCCCAGCACCAAGCCCATCTCCAAGACCAAGTCCATCTCCAAGACCAAGTCCATCTCCAAGACCAAGTCCAGCACCAAGCCCATCTCCAAGACCAAGTCCATCTCCAAGACCAAGTCCATCTCCAAGACCAAGTCCAGCACCAAGCCCATCTCCAAGACCAAGTCCAGCACCAAGCCCATCTCCAAGACCAAGTCCAGCATCAGCACCAAGACCAGCACCAAGACCAGCACCAGCACGAAGGTCGACACAAGGTGGTTCTCGTAAAAATAAAAGAAATACCAGAAAGCAAAAGAAATCGAAGAAACAGAAAAGAAAAAGTCGTAAATAATTAATTCAATTGAATCATCTTGTAATTCAAATATGTAGCAAATACTGCCCAGCCTAAATAAGGTACTAGTAACAGACTTGCTAAGCCATTGTATTTATATAATCCACTTATTTGTGAGATTAATAAAAGACATAAAGCTATTAGTGTAAAGAGAGCAAGTGGCCAGTTTTCTAAATAAAAGAAAAAGAAAGTCCATAAGAAATTTAAAATCATGTTTAATGCAAACATAGTATTAATTGATGGATACTTTGATGCTTGAGTCCATGAATATACGTATAGTAAATATATAAGCGCCCATGCTATAGAAAACGCATATCCTGGTGGATACCATGATGGTTTTTTAGACTTTTTATATTTATCTTTTTCTAAACCTGTTATTGTAAAATAAGAAGCAGCACCCGCAACAATTGCGACCATGGCAAAATAAAATCTATAATCGCCTTCAAACATTATCTACAATCTGGTGATAAATTTACCATTTGTAAGAATGCCGTATTAGCGCCAAATATATAATGTAAGACTTCGCCTAATACAAAGAACCCCAATAAGGATTTCCAAAAGACTATTTTATATGCTTTTGATATCACATATGCTCCAATAATTGTTAGAATAATATCTACGACTGATAAACCAAATAGACGAATACTATGTACTCCTTTATTAGGTTCTCCTAATATATTTGCATACGGGCAAGACATTCTATTGTATATATAGAATGAATAAGACACGCAAGAATAAAATTATATGTTACACTGGAATTGGATCAAGAAAAAATGGTAAACATAATGCTAAAAAATATATGAAAATTGTTAAAAAAGAATATCCTAAAAGAGTTTGTAATACTATGAAATTATCGTCAAAAAAAAGTAATAGATGCCCTAAATATACTAATCTAAATGGATGGGTAAAGTATTTCGGCGCAAATTATAAGACTTCGGAAGAATGTGATAAAAATGTAAAGAATAAATAATGTTTCACATCTTTTTCTCTACCATGGAGAAAATTACATTTTCTTCTCAACATGAGTTTCATTTTAATGAAACAGAGTTTTGGGAAGAAAATTACATTTTCTTCTCAACATGAGTTTCATTTTAATGAAACAGAGTTTTGGGAAGAAAATTACATTTTCTTCTCAACATGAGGTGTATACATAACATCCTCATATGTAATTATTTCTTCCAAGCACTGTAAATTCATTTTAGAATGAAATTTATCACAATCTTTATTCCAAATTTTAATAATAAAATATCCTACTTGCTGATTTGAACCAAACCCTTGTAGTTTAGGGGAAATACTAATACCATTTATTTTATCTTCAGTATTTATCATTGATTTATCTAACATACACGCAAGTGTATACATTTTAAATACTTTAATACCATTGTCGCCTAAACCTCGTACACTATAACTGCCGCCACGAATATTATTAAAATTCTCCCAAAGTGGGGGAATACTTCCTTTCATCCAAAAGAACATACCAGCTTTAATTTTATCACCCAACTCTTTGAAAACAGATAGTACTTCACGAGATGTTTTTACCGTCGCTACTTTTTCGAATGAATCTATAGACCATCGTTTTTCTCTCGATGGGTGATAATATAGGGTCCAAAACCCCGTTGGGAATTCTTGGTCCAACCCAACGGTTTGAAGGCTCATACTTATTATACATAATTATGGTTTAATACCTTTTTAATTTTTAATAAAACATGTAAAATTCCAACTATCCGTAAAAATACATTTTGTATATTCATTCACATCAGTATCTAAATAACTTATTTTCCAGGCCTTAGTTCTATCCAATACTATTCCGCTAGTATAAGCCCATACTTCCATTACTTGTTGCAAAGTCGGATAACCATAATTTACAGATTCAATCTTTAAAGAATCTATAAAATCATCCAGGCCAATTTTTTCATTATCACATATAAGTGTTGCGCTTAGAACCGGAAGTCGTTTTGTAGACCTATCATTTGTTATTGCTTGATAAAATGTATTTGTATGTCTATTAAATTTCCAAACAATAACTCCAGAGTTATGACTATGTATATCTATAAATGATGATAAATAAGCGGAAGGATTCTTATGAAAAAATACTAAGTCATTTGAATCAGTGAGTTTTGAAATATTATCATAATAATATGTATAGTTCTTTGTTATAAAATTATATGTATTTGTTAAAAAAGATATAATTGGCATACCGTAATGGAATAAATAATAACGAATATTTATCATTCTATATTATTATTCTAACTCATTTTAGGCTCAATTCTGTCTGGAACTTTTGTTATAGGTGTAGGAGGTAATACATTGGTATGTGCATGTGGTAATTGAGGTATAACTGTTGGTTTTAATGCAGATGGAGAGTTTTGTTGAATGCCAATAACATATCCGGCAATTACTATACAAATAGGGGCTAGCAGTAATATATAAGCAAGAATATCAAGATTTTTTTGTGATAAAAATACCATTAAAAGTATTGAAGGAATTGCAACTAATGATGTAAAAATTACAGTTCCATAAAATCTATTATGTAAATTAACGACAATTGCTCCAAAGAATATTGCCGATGTTATTAATGCGGGATAATGTATATTCATCTACTTATACAATCTTTTTGATTCTCTGCTTTGCATCATCCCAAATACCAAGCGGCTCACTTAGGGCACCTTCTTCATCCATACGATATACCTTATTATCAGGGTCTCGATATAATGTCATGCCTTTGTATTCAAACTCTTCAAGTTCAAGACTTGACTCTTCTTCAACTTCTTCTTCAACTTCCTCTTCAACTTCTTCTACAACCTCTTCTTCTTCTTTAATAGTGACAATTTTTACACCAGTATCAACACACAGCTCTGGCATCGGCTCATAAGGAGTTGCAATAGAAGGCTCTGCGTTACGTTCCATAATTGTAATCCTATTTACAATATTAGTAATATTCTCACTAACGCGATATAGAGTAGATTTTAGTTCTTCAATCTCTCCAGCCTGATTCATAATAGTTTCATGAAGAGAATTGTTTGTATTATTAGTATTATTAGTATTATTAGTATTCATTGAAATCATACTCTCAAGCATATCAAGACGAGCATTGATAGCATTCTTTGTCTCACGAATAATGTCACGATAAGAAACTTCCATTTTAATACCATTTTATGGAAATTTTTTAAAACCAATTTTTTTACTTTTTTACCTACTTTCTATTCTTTACTTCCAAATTCATACATGAATCAAGAGTGCTTTCACGGTCCTTGAGTGGTTTAGAACGCTTCAAACGAAGACCCTCTTCTGCTTTCTGAATCTTATCATATGGTAAGAGGGTCATATTACTTTTAATTGTAGTGTCATAGAAATCAATAGGTTTAGTGTCAATAGACCCAATAATACTAACCATAGGAGGAATATGTAAATCAACACGGACTTTCTTTGTCTGTAGAGTTGCGCGATAGCTATCAATTGTTAGCGGTCCGCCAAAGATTTGTAGGCTTTCACGAGGAGGTGCTGGATAAATTCTACCCTTGCCATCTACATCATAAATTCTGTATAATAGTGCCATACGGTCCCAACGAATATGAGGGTCAAGTGATTCTTTTAGCAAATAAGACATACCGCATTCGGCACTGCAAAAATTACCATATACTTTATAAATTCCGCCACGCTCAGACTCTGGAATAATAACGGGTTGATTTGTAAAACTATGGCAGCACCAATAGCATGCGATATGGGTAGATTCTGGAAGTTTCTGTGTAGTATTAGAATTAGCAAACTCAATCATCAATTCACATTTACTAAATACTTGAAGAGGACGACTTTCAATAGGAATATCAGCATTTGTTTCATCATATTTTAGAGTTACTTCTTCAGGCTTCTGAATAGAATCCTTACGCTCTTCTTCAATAACACCTTCTGTCATTGCGAAGTTATCATCTGCCATGGGGTCATATGGCTCTGGTTGATTTGGCGGCTGAGGGTCATAACGAAGTTGTTGGTCAGGAAATATAATTTCATTAGAATGAACTTCAAGATGAGCAATAAGAGGTTTACGAGGCTCTGGATTAAAATTACCTTCAATCCCTTCTGGTGTTACAACTGCTACAACTTGAATAGGTTTTTTTGATTTACGTTTTGTTACAGGCTTTTCAACTGGCAGTGCATTATCTAAAAGAACCTTCTTACGAGGGGCCATTTTACTAAGTAATTTCAACCTTAAAGTTTTAGGTCCTATTATATTACAGGGCTTAAAACATTTATAAAAACCCTAACTACTATATAGAATGCCTACACTTCCAGAAATACCTGTAACAAATAAAAAACTTAATAAAGAGGATCTAGATAAATTAAATAAATTATCATCTATATTATTACAAAAGATTAACGGTGGTGGGAAAAAGAAAAATAAAACTCGTAAGGTATCTAAAAGGCGTTAAATATTGTATGGATTTACTTCACTATTATTGTTACTATTATTATCGATATATAACTTTATACCTTCTGGAAGATCATCTATGATATCACGTAGTTTTATTGCAGTATCTTTAATACTTAGTACTTTAAGATTAGTTGGGATATTTGGAAGTTTATCTATATTACTACAACTATCTATTTCTAAACTTTCTAATGTATTAGGAAGTCTTGGTAGCCTTGTAAAGTTATTTCTTGTAGCCTCTAATAGCACAAGTGTATTAGGGAACTTTGAGAAATGCTCTAGATTTTTACAATTATTACAATATAAAATTTTTAAATTATTAGGAATATTTAACTTGTCTATACTTGTAGCAGAGCAATTTAATTCAGTTAAAGTATTTGGCATAATAATATTTTTTAGTTCTTTATTACTATAACAATCAAGTGATATTAAATTTGGTGGTAAATTATCAATAGTATTTATATATCGATTATTTATTATACTAAGATATTTTACATTTTCTGGTAATTCTGGCATAGTTTCAAAATCTAAATTATTTAATTCTAATTCTTTTTCTACGTCATTCTCTGAAACCCATTTTTGAATAATATTGTATATTTGTATTTTTTCAGAAGTATCATAATCTTCTTTTTTAGCAGTTTTATAAATAAAACTTTTAGATTCTTTACTTAAATCTTCTGTTTTTTTAAATTCATCAGATAATTCAATAATTTGAAAAAATCCAGTAACTTTATTAATAGCGGCATGATTATTTTTAAAACCTTTTTTACTTAATAAATCATCCATTATAAATTCTAATTCATCTTTATCATATTCCATAATATGAAAATGTAGGTAATTTACATCATCCTTATTTTTATCTATCCATGTTGAAAAATCTCTTATTTCTTCTTTATCTTCTTTTCTTATTTCTTTTCTAGGATATAATATAATTTCAGGAATTCCAATTGTTTCATGAGCATCTTTATATAATTTATAATATTTATTATAATATTTACCAGTATTACTGTGATTATTTATAAGACGTTTTAAAGATTTAGAATCTGCTTGTGGTATTGCTAACATGCCAACAACATCATTATCTTCTACTACTTTAAAATCAATACACGCATCATATGGTCTACCTTGTTCAATACACGTTGATTCAATTTTATCACATGATATAATGCCCCCTTTTTTTTCATATCTACCACTTCTTGTATATGGGGAGGGGCTTATGAGATTTATTAATTTTACATCACGTAGTAATACAAATATACATATATATCTATACTCTTTAACAATATCTGCAACAAATGGATATGGATAAAAGAAAACATTAAAGTTAGGGTACAAGCAATATGTAGAATTTACTGATAATATTCCAGCAAAATCTCCAGTTAAGTCAGCTATACTACTTACACCACGAAATAGCAATGTACCTTTTGGAATTATTGTCGTAACATATGGTTTCTCCATTTTCCTACTGGTCTAAACATTCTTTTTTTTTCTATTTAGATGAACTTTAATGGGCTTCCCCATAGGGTTAAAACAATATTTGAAATCATGATAAAAGAACCAAATCTGCGTAAACATATACTATTAACAGGGCCACCAGGCTCTGGAAAAACTAGCTCCGCTAAATTATTTGTTGAAGCTTTATATGGTAGTGATTCTATTAATACTAAATTTTCAAGAGCACTATTTTTAAATTCAAGTGATGAACGTGGATTAGAAGCAGTTCGTTCAAGAGTGTATCCTTTTATTCGTTCATCATTACATATTCTTTTTCAAAGTAATATTGAGAATAAACCAAAGATTATTATTTTTGACGAAGCAGAAACTCTTACAGACCAAGCACAAATGGCTCTCAGACCTTTGCTGGATGAAGACCCTAAAAATGTAATTATTATATTTTTATGTAATTCAATATCACGTATTCACCCTTCAATCGTCCATAAATTTCTAGTATTACATCTTGAATCTTCATCTCCATTTGATTTTAAGAATCGTTATTCGAATCTTCTTAATACAGAAAAAAATACAATTTCAAATATTGATATATTATTTCGTAGAGGAGATATTCGTTATTTTTTACTAAATCCAGAAAAACAAGAAGAATGTAAAAAACTTTGGAAAACACTTATTCATGCTAGAAAAAGTGATTTACATAATATTTTTACACAAATAATGAAACAATGGATGTTTCATGAAATTGCGATGTTTCTTTTTTTTATGGCGCATATACTAAATTTAATTAATACACAAGCTACTAAAGATATTATTCAATATACAGATTCTGATTTTTTGAAAATGTCTTCATATGAAACTCGTATTTCAATATTATCTAACTGGTTTGAGAAATATATTATTTTACCTTTAGAAAACTTTTAGTTTATACTGTTTTTACATTAGGGACTTTCATTTTTGTAATAGGGTTATATATTAAGGCATAGAATGGGTAATATATAGATGGGGCAATAAATACTAATATAGCATAAAAAATTTTCATAGGATAACTAGTACCAATATAGTTATTATAGTTCCAAGATAATGATACAGCACCACCAGTATATATTAAAGATATTACTACCACAACAATAATTAGAGTAAGAAATCCTGACGTAAGTGTGGAACCATTACTAGTATCAGTAAAACGTTCAAGTGTTTTATAATTTCTTAGAGCAAATAATTCGAGTAACATCTAATGTAAAAATATAAAAAAATTAAAATTCCTTAAGCGTTTTTATTTGTATTAAAAATGGACCCTTCAAACCTAAAATTTACACCTCTAAGAATTTCAACGTTGGTAACAACAGGACATCTTGGTACAGTTCTAAATCTTGGAAAACTGTTCGAACAATTTCATCTTTATGCAATTCCAATTGGTTATCCAGATGAAGGATTCTTAAAAATTGAATATGGTGAGAAAGCAATTGGGTATTCTTCTCGTGATATTCTCTCAAAACGAAAGGTATCAAAAAATTCATTCTTTAATCAATCCACAATTGTTGTCCGTAAATATAAAGAAGATAAATCTGGTTTTAAAGAGGTAAATGTAAAACTATTTGCAAATGGTGGTTTTCAGATGACGGGTATTACATCTGAAAAGTATTCAAGAGATATTCTAGCATGGCTAATTAATATTCTAAATAATCTTCCAAACAAGATTTCTACTACTGAGTTGAGTGTTACGAAGTTTTCAGTACAGTTGCTAAATAGCGACTATAAAATGAATTCTCTTGTAAGGAGAGATGAACTACATAGAATTCTTGTAAATCAGTATAAACTATTTAGTACTCTTGAAACAACAATTTATCAGGGTATTAATACTAAGTATTACTATAATGAAAAATCAGTAAGAAAAAATGGTATTTGTTGGTGCGAACGACCATGTAATGGTCAAGGTGATGGAAAGGAACTTGGTAATTGTAAGCGTATTACAATTGCGATTTTCCAAACTGGGAGTGTAATTATTACCGGCGCAAGAAATCAAGAGCAACTTGACGAGTCTTATGAATTTATTAATACCATTTTGAAAGAACATTCGCGTGAAACTCTAAAAGCACTTGCTGCGTGAAATATTAAAAATGTGTTTCCGGATTGACCTTAGAAAAGATGTCATCTCAGCCTACTCAGCCTCCTACTCAGAATGAAATTGTTCCTTCGGCACAAGCACTTTCCCATGCGGCACGTATTGCTATCCAGCAAGATAAGCCCATCATGCTTGATTATTATGTAGATACGGCTGAAAATAAAGCCTTTATGGGTGAAGATAGCGACACAAAGGAGAAGATGCTTATTAAGTCTAACGAGGAGTTTACGAGTCTCATTCAGAAGGTCTATAAGGTTCAGGAAGATTTCATTATCCTAACTGAGAACAGTCTCTATATTATTTCTGGCAAGGTCCAGAAACGTCGTATTCAGGCCAAGGCTTTAAAGGAGAGATATGAATAAACAAAATATCTTTTTATTATAGAATGGCTAAAGGTAAGCGTGGCATGAAGAGAAGAACGCATCGTAAGGGAACACGTAAGTCTCGTCGCATGATGCGTGGCGGCCAACTACTGGGTTCTAATGTTGGTGATGATACTATGAAGGTTGCCTCCAACTTAAGTTTACAACAGGGCCAGGGTTATTCTTCTATGCATACTGGTCAGCATGGTGGCATGGCAGATTTTAATAATAATCAGGAATTCGGTGGTGCTTTAGATGCTGGATTAGTTGAATCTGCTCGCACAGGAGGGACACTTGCATCGTTTCATGAGATTGCTGGAATGAAAGACCAAGGTGGTGGTGGTCGTCGCAAAAAGAGCAAAGGCAAAAAAAGCTCTAAGAAAGGAAGAATGAGTCGCAAAAGTCGCAAAAGTCGCAAGAATATGAGAGGTGGTATGGCGGATGTTGGCTCTCCCGATATGCTTTTACCTGTTGATATGGGAAGACAAGCGGTCGGGGGCATGAACCCTGAATGGAAACTTGCTGAAGACCCTAGCTCATTTAGCCCTCAGCGTTAAATAATTTCTTAAACTCTTCTTGGTGAGTTTCTAGAATTTTCTTTTCATCTTCACTAATAATCACATCAACTTTCAATACAAAGTTGCCAAATTGTTTGGAATAACGTTTTGGCATACCTTCATTTGATATTATTACGGTTTCTCCGTTCATAGTACCAATTGGAATCTTAACTTCAAATCCATTTGGATACTTCGGATGATTTTTAATAGTATAAGAAGTTCCTAGAATACTTTCCTTAAAAGATATATTACACATACCGTGTAAATCATCTCCACTACGGCTCACATCAATGGATTCATCTGCTTCTTGAAAAAAGATATGGACGTCTCCCGGCTCTTGATAATTTATATCATCGCTACATTCATTATGGAAGAGACGAGAATCACCCTTTTTCATTCCAGCATCAATATTAATATCTAGAACCTTTTCTTGTGTGAATGTTTTTTTACCACTACAAGTTGAACATCTTGTAGTACCTTTCTTACCTTTTCCACCACAATGATCGCATGGGCCACGGCTTGTTGCCATCATACCAGGACCAACCATCATCATCTGTTCAATTATTCCACGACCATGGCAACGATCACAATTACTAAAATTACTGAATCCTTCTCCTTTACATCCAGTACAAAACTTCTGACGATCAAACTGTATTTTTAGCTGTTTACCATGATAAAAATCACGAAGGCTAACGGGTATTTCATGAATTTTAGGATGAGGTTTATTTCTCTTTGCACGATTTGGCATTCCAGGCATTTGGTCGAATGGACTAAATGCGCCACCGAACATATTTGCAAACATGCTTCCTAAATCAACATTTACTCCAGCTGGTATTTGTTGTTCATCAGTACTGCCAGTTTGGTCATACATCTGACGCTTTTGGCCGTCACTCAGAATTTCATATGCTCGTTGAATCTTCTGGAAATCTTCTGCTGACCCGCCTTTATCAGGATGAGCGGTTAAACATAGCTTTCTGTATGATTTACGAATTTCTCCATCATCAGCGTTTCTAGAAACTCCTAAAATGGAATATAGATCATCATGTGCGCTCATAATCTTTAGAATGATAATGAAAAAGGTTTAAGCAATAAAAACTACTATATGAAGATGGAAAAAATTTTTAAAACAAAATTAATTGGCCAAGAAGCTATCGAAGATATATTTAATAAAATATTAACTGATGATAATATGCCACATATTTTTATAACATCGCCATATGGTTCTGGTAAAACAACAATTCTAAACGAATTTATTAGTACATATTTTAAAATTAATAAAATTACAAATACAACTGAATGGATTTTAAATCTTTCTTCGGAAAAAGATCGTGGAATTATTTGTATTCGCAAAAATGTCGCAGAATTCGTCCATCATTCATCTGCAAAGCCAGGTATATATCGTTGGATTCTAATTGATGATGCTGATAGCTTACCGATTATTAGCCAGCAAGCATTAAGAAGACCAATGGAAACGCACGCCCATACCACACGCTTTTTTTTCTGTAGTCGCTATCCATCTGATTTAATTGCGCCACTTAAATCTCGGTGTTTACATTTGGAAATTGAAACAATTTCAACAGTTGATTACATAAATCATTATTATAAAATAAATAATATACAATATAATATTGAACCGATTGCTTTGACATATTTACTTTCACTTGCTCAAAGCCCTTCACAAGTAGAATCAATGTTAAAAATTATTTGTTGTTATTATTCTTCTAAAGAAAAAATTACATTACAGGATATTAATGTTTTATTCGGTTCTCCTAGTTATAGTACTACTCTAGATATTATTAATGCATTTATTAAAAAAGATAATATTTTATTAGTTAAATTATTTTTCAAAATATGGTCTACGGGTATCAGTTATGAAGATTTTTTATATGAACTAAATATTAATATAAAACAAATTGGTATTTTAAAACCTAAAACAAGTCAAAAATTATATAGAATGATTATGAAAGGCTGGATTCAATTTGCCCAAGGAAAGACACATTCATTTGATAAACTAAGATTAATGATAAAATAAACTATTATTCTGCGAAAATAAGAAAGCAAACTTCTATGAATAAAATATAGGATGTTTAGAGTTCCTATAGAAAAAAAAGTAATTGAAGAAGTGTTTCAACAATTAAATTTTATAGGACTTCATGATAGAAAAGAATTTACAAAATATGATATTTCTAAAGAAAAATTTGAGGATATTGTATTCTTAATTGAACCATATTATTTACCATGCAAAGCAAGAAGGTTTCTATATGATTTAAATGAAGGAAAACAGATTACTATTTTGCGTCATTTATTACGTTCTATAGGATATGACCTATTAGTCCAAGAAAAAGTTCTTCATAATGTAAAAAGTACAACATATCAAATATATCAAAAGAATGTACCAATATCATTGAATGGAACTTATACTATGGAATTTGAATAATCTAAGCCTTGAATAATTTTGAAATATATAATTCGCTATTAAGAATCTGCTCTTCAGACATACGTAGAAACCATTCAAAGTTTCTACGTTCTTCTAGTTCCTTATTAGGCAATGGAATAAAACACGCTTTAGGATTTACTGGTATTATACTAGTCCCAAGTAAATCTTCTAATTGTATTCTACGCCCATTTTCTTTACGAGCAAATTCGCATTCTGGTAAATATTCAATATCTTTATATTTAGCCATTACTTCTCGTAAATCCCATTTAATATCCCCTCTAAATTGTCTCCCTCCTTCTTGTCTTTCAATACGTGCTAAAGCAACCTTTTCTAGATGTTCAAATACTGGATTATGTGCGTTAGGGCTGTACATAATATCAACGCCAGGTACGGGAGTACCATTTGAACCACTATATGTTTCATCTTTATCTGTTCCGAAAAATATAACATTTTTTGATTCACTGTAATCTGGCAGAGGCTTTAAAAATATAGTGGATGGATTCACCCAAAGTCCACCGAAACGGTTTAGAATTGTAGCACGAATATAATTTAATTCTGCTTCACCAACATGCGCAATAGGATTTTGTAAAGGTTTTGGTAAATTATTCCAGCCTCCTAGAAGTACTGCGACATCACTTAGACCGGCCAATACTTTTATATTGTATGTTTGTCCGTTTTTCATAGCAATGCTTTGGTAACATAAATTTAAATATGGAGTACTTAATACACGGGAAGAACGGCTACCAAAATCAGCCCAGAATCTGCTATTTACATCACTTTGGTCGTAATATAGCCATAATGTTTTATTATCCATTCCTTTATTAAGTAAACCACGTTTCTTATATCTATCTTCTTCAATAAGCTTTACTGAATAATATACACCTGTGCCAACAGCAGTTAATCCTAGAACTCCTGTAACTATTAACACTGGACTTGCCATCTACTGATAGTATTTACGAAATAATTCTGGATAACCATGAATCGGATTATCAAAGTCTAGATTCTGAAATTTAAATTCATCTCTTTGCTGATAATCTATTCCATTTGATACTACATGTCTAAGATAATCAACATCACAAAAGGGGTATCTATTTACATCTGAGTGAGAGAAACTCTGTAACTTTCTTTGAATATCTTCAGGACTCATGAAATATGTAAAATGCCAGCCAGAAACTCGCCGTATGGTATCACTACCTAATTTATAAACACGAATGTAATCTAAATCTTTGTATTGTTCTTGCTTTAGCATTGTTGAACTCATTAAAAATGCCATTTCCCAGTTATCATGTATAAAATAATTTAATTTATAATAATACATTTTCATCTTTAGAAGAATATGTTTTGTTTGAAGAATCTTAAATAGTTCATCTTTTGACTCTAGCGACCTGTAATCAAATATTTCATCAACATCGCATAATGCGAGAATAAAATCTTGGGATTCAAAGTTTTTTAATAGAATCTCTCGAATATAATTTCTTTGTAATTTCTCTTCAGCAAAGCATTTTTTCACATTATCAGGAAAAAAGTAATCTGGATAAGTATTTAGTTTTTTATCAATCTTAATGAATCGTATTTTATCTAAATAAGGAGCAAACCAATCACTGCATCTATCGATATAATAAAATTCTTTCTTATTTCCAGAAAATGTATAGTTACTTTCTACAATATAGAAATAGTCTACATACTTATATAAAAATTCTAGACGAAGTTTAAGAATATCTTCTCCATTAAATAAAAATGAATCAATAAAAAGAACCATTCTTATTTTTTATAGCTGTTAGCTTTTAGATTAGTTTTTAGATCTATCAGTAATAACCAATTGCTTCATACGTTCAAAATAACGAGAAGCCCCAATATCTTCTTGCGCAGCACGAATTTGTCGTTGTTTTTCTCGTTCTTGCATAATCGCTTCACCACGTTGAATCTCTTCCATTTCAGCGTGTGACATTGGTCTTGGTTTGTTTCCGTAGTCATTCTTATATTGCTCGTAGTTGCGCGAATCAACTCTCACATTTGCAACTTGTTTAGAAAAATTGGCTTCTGTCGTATATGCTTGTTTCAAATCTGTGAATTTCAGTCCAGAATTATATGCGGCAGTGAAACTATCGGGCTTATCGCGACCCAGTTCGACACCAAGTGTTGGTGCCATAAGCATGGATTGAGGCTCTTTAATAAGATAGTTTTGTTCTTTTGCTAGTCCCTTCGCGTCATCTTCAAATGCCTTATTGAAAACGTCACGATTAAATTTTCCACTAAATTTAGTACTAGAAGCAGAATTATCTTCTGGAGACTTTAGCCAATCACCATAACCATCTTCTTCGGGATCAGGTATGCGTGTTTGTTCAAACATCTTGTTAAAAGCATTTACATCAAGTTTCTTTGGGTTTAGTTTTACAGGCTCAACTTGTTTCACTTGTTCATATTCTTTTGCTCGTGAATCTTTTAATACATTGGGGGCATCAACATTGGCTGTTGTATTTCTGCCTCCATGAATTCTTCGTAGAATCTCTCCTAAATAAGCATAAGCACGAGTAATCTTTTCAAATTCTTTCTCACTACCACCTTTGTCAGGATGATGTTTTAAAATTGCTTTTTTGTATGTTCGTTTCAGAATCTCTTCAGTAAGAGCTACTTCTTCTTCTAATTCCAATACTTCTAAGCATGCTTGGAAATAGCCGATTGCTTTTTCTTCAGAGTTCACTTTTGATACACGTTCAATATGATTTCTTGGCTTTGTTGTATGTTGTACTAGTTGCTGCATCTGCTGGTTATTTACAGGTGGCTGAATAACAGGTGGCAAACTATGCTGCTGAGCGACATAAGCAAGTAAATCGGCATATATACCAGCCTTCTTAGCAGAAACTACATATTCTTGGCCGGCTAGAATTGTTTGAATCATTTGAACTTTTGTCGTAGGGTTTTGAATTGTTCGCAGATGATTAAAAATTTTAACATGTGAAGGATCTATTTGGGCCGATTGATTATTCCCCATCTATTACTCTAGAATCAAAGATTCTTTCGTAAAAACCGTGATGAAAATATAGGAATATCTGATTCGCATTCATATATCCATTTCTTTCCAAGACTATGAACTTTGAATTTTGTTGGATAAAATTGAGGAAATCTTTCAAGAAACTTCTTGTATTTAGGATTTTGAATTAGATTGTAACTATGCGGCGGTAATACAATTGCTAACTGTTGCTCTGGTTCAATCGGCTCAGCAAATGTATATATAAATGTATTTATAACATTAGTGTTCATATAATTATAAATATCTTTCCATAAAGGCACATACATAAATGGATAATACCAATCAAATTCAATAGGTCTTCCATTATAATAATCAAGAATCCATTGTAGCCCTTTTAAATATTCTTTAATAATTCTATCTTTATCATTGTGTAGAAATTTAGTGTAATATATTTCTTCCCAACCTCCTAGAAGCCTCCCATTATAAATACTAGATTCCACATTCCATTTTGCTGGTAGTGCGTAGGCTGGTGCCATTTTGAGTTCATAATCGGATTTACCATTAAAAGTGTGAAAATGTTTCTTCTTTTTACACATATGTTCGATCATTGATTCTTCATTTTGCATAAAAGTACCAATAAATTCTTTTAGAATAGACCACTGAATTTTTTCAGAATCTACTAAAAATTTATTTTTCTTGTGAAATTCTTTTAATAAATTAAATAAAACAACATATCCGCCATCTTTAATTGTTAGTGATATAGAATGTGGGACAAAATCATTCCCTAACAAACTCATCATCATAATATAATCTTCAACGTATTTTTCTTCAGGTTTAATAAATAATTCTTTTTTTAAACTATCGATACATAAATATAAAAATTGTTCTTTTTCATAAATATCTTTTACTACAGAATTAAATTCCATTTCCTCTCGCATTAAAAATACATTTTGTTTGAAAGAATTTTTCATACTTAGAAGAATTAAATCAGCATCAAGACCATATACAAGAATAGTATTATCTGTTGTTTTATAGTCACGAATAAATTTCATAACTTTATGTTCTCCTTCACCAGGATTTGCATAACCACTACAAGTCCATCCATTATGCGATTTACACAACTCGTTCAATGCGTTATCTAACTTCTTCATAAAGAATGTTCCTGGTGTAATAGAATTTTTATCCCAAGACTTTTGTTCTGGAACCTTAGCGCCATATTCTAGTTCATAAGGTTCCATAAATATACTTTTGAAACGGCGCAGACGTTGTTGTTTCATTTTTGCCATAGGAACAACTCCATCTACGGCAATAAATACTTCATCAGGTTTTTCAGCTGCTCGCCAAATAAGCTCAACATATTTACACACTTCTTTTATAAGGTCTGCTTCATATGATATATCATCCACATATGGAACCATTTTACTTAGACAGTAATAAACAATACAATTGAAATCTAAACATAATAGTGTAGAATTCTTTTTGATATAATCATTTTTAATAATCTTTTTATTTCTTTGATAAAGAAATCTATAATACGATGGAATACCCATATTTCCTATTTTACTATAAAACCATTCCTTAAAGCATTATAGGAAGATGTCTGACTATGTGTTAGAAGGTTTAAATTTATTACCAGATAGTATATTATTTGGTTCATTTTTAATGGGATTGATAACTGTATCGGTACCGCATACTATGTTTTTCATATCGATGATTTTTAGTTTATTTGTGTTATATGGGCTTCAAAAAACAAGTAAATTTATATATGGAGGTTCTCTTGATAAAGATGTATGTAAGCCTAAATTATTCAAATATACATTTGAACAACTATTTGTAAGTCCTTCGGCAAATGCGCCTTCTTATGCTATGTTTATTGTGAGTTTTGCTTGTTCATATTTAGCCACTTCTTTGTATAATCTTAAAGACGAACTTGAAGTTCTAGATACATCGGTTATCAAACAATATTATATATCTATCTCAAGTTTAATGGCAATAGTATTTATTTATTTAATGTATGTATTATTTTATGGTTGTGAATCAATGAGCTCTTCTACTTCTGCTCTTTTTTTCGGCGGTATAACCGCAATTGTTATTGTAAGTATTAATGTACAACTTTTTGGTAAAGATAGTGTTAATTTTCTTGGTATTCCTTTACTAAGAAGTAAAACAGTTGATGGAAAACCAATTTATATATGTTCTAAATAGATGAATATTATAGATAATTTAAGAAAAAATATATTGTATTTTTTTACAAGCCTTCCATTTGTAATAGTATTATATGAAATTATTATGACATTGACACTAGCGAATCGTGGATATGCTATATTATTGTTAGGTCAATTAGGTTTTGTACCTATTGCAATAATATTAGGTAATATTATTTTTATGAGTGAATATACAATTAATATTGTTGCGATCCTAGCTGCTCTTACTTTACTTGGAGGAATTGGCTATGGAATGTATTACGGAATTGATAGTGCTGTACAAAAAGAATTAAAAAAAGCCTAATTTATAATCTACCGGCTTATTAAGGAAAAAATGGATGACAATGCAACTGGGTTTTTTGTAGGTTTTGGTATAATTTCTATTCCATTGATACTGATACTTTTTGGTCTACTAGTAAATGTATACTATCCAGATTTTTTTAAAGGACCTTATCTTATGAAATTTTTAACATTATGTAAATTACCTTTTACAGGATTATGGAATTTAGGTATTCTCATAATTAATCTTTTTAAAAGTCTTTTTGTAAATAATGGACCACTTCTTGGAAAAGATAATTGCGCAATACTCCCTGGCAGCAATTTGCCTGTATCAAGAGTCCCAAGTGCGTATCTTGCCCATGTTGCTTTCTTTTTTGCCTTCTTATTTACAAATGCGTATTATGTCTATATAACAGAAAAAGAACCAAACGATTCAACAACACAATATGAAAATCGTAGATACCGCAGCGCAATGATTATGGCAACAATTATCATATTATACATAATTATAATTTTTGCGAGATATAATATAACAGGCTGTGATTCTTCATTAGGAATAGTGTTTACAACAGTTGCATTTGGTGGGTTAGGTGTTGGTATATATAAATTAGCAGAAGCATGTGGCGCAAGAACTGCTGATATTCTTGGTATATCATCATCTTTTGTGCCGGATTCAGCCGAGAACAGCGCACCATTAGCATGTAAAGGCTAAAAATTAATAAATCTTCTTAAAAGAATTAATATTCTATTAAAATCTTTAAATTCATCATACGTAATATATTTTAAATTTGTATATTTACGATATAATGTGGTAAATTCTGTAAGAATTTTATTTAAATCATCTTTTGTATATTGTTTGTATGTGTCTAACTCTTCAAATGTAAATTGATTACTAGAATTTCTTATATTTAATTCGTTATGTAAATTTAAATAAAATATTTTACTATGTTTTTTAAAATCAGCATATTCAATATCTTTTATATTTTTCATATATTCTTTATAATGTATTCTACATATTTTACATGGTAATATATAATACACTTTTCTCTGGAATGCTTTATAATATGTCATCTCATCTTTTTGCATAATTATATTTGTATTTTTACCCAATTGTTCGGATACTATATGTATAATTTTCCAAAGTGTTGGACCCCATTCTTTAGGATCAGCCATTACTTATTTTTTATTTTATAAAAAATTGATTTAATATACACACCATAAAAAATACAACAAATGGATAAACAAAGTATTGCTCTTCCAAGATTAATTTATGAAGCAATTGAAGACGTATTGGAAGCACAGATTCGTAGGCTTGCAATCGATATTGCTAAAACCTTAGATGTAAACGAGAAACTTCTTTTACAAGAAATAAAAAAGGATAAAATGTCTGTATTTATTCTTGATGAAGCAGAAGCAGATGATATTCATGATTATCGATGTAAAGCATATGAAAAACATAATACAATATATATTCCGTGTGAAGAGCCGATTGTCTATAAAAAACACTTCTGTGTAAAACATTTGACAAATCACATTTTAAAGGAGCATGTACAAATGAATGAAGTATTATATGTTCTTTGCCTTGATAATATAAAATATTATCGGGATAAGAACAACAAGGTATATAATAGCGAGTTCAATATGATTGGATTTTACAATCCTTCAACGCAAACTATTATTGCTTTTCTTAATGAAACTAGTAGTAACTAGCAAATACTGTTCTTAGAAATAAATATACTGCGCCAAAAATAAGAGCATGTACAATAGCAGCAGTAGGCTTATCGGCATTATCAGGAACTGTAAATAAAAGTCCTGGTGTAAAAAGAATAAAAAGAATCATAGGAACAATAACATTTAGGGGTTTGTTGAGTACGTTCATCTACTCTAACGCAGATAAAACTAATTTCAGACTGTCTAAATTCCACATATTTTTTACAATTTTAATTTCGTCATTTTTAGCTTCATATTTTTCAAATAGTTCATCTTCAATATAATATGTATTAAAATAATCATGGATGCCTTGCAAACATTTATTTACAATAATCTCTTTATTCCAAATCTTACACTGTGTTTTCAAATCGACCCAACGATTAAAATACCTAAGCAGACTGGGAGTATCTCCTTTTTGATTCACGCCGATGCCATGACTTTTCTGTCTATCTTCAAGAGACCATTCATCCGGGATATCATCAGGGAAATACCAATCCATAAACATATCATAATCGTCTTCATCGTAAAACCTTTTATACGACCCGTATTTTTCGATTATAGAATGATATATTGATTGATTTTGTAGTATATAGGGAGGCTCATGTAATTCTTCATCGTTGTTCTGACAATATGTCATTGTTCCACGATATGTTCTTCCATATAAACAATCTTTTGGAATTGTGTAAATACGTCGTTTACGTTTTGTAATAAGACTTTTCCATACTTGAATTTCTTCAAGAAACGGCGTATAAGACTTTAAATAATTAGTAGGTTCTGTATAGTGCTTTTCGGCAAAACATAGAATTCCAACGATGCTACACCTAAGGTACCATTTATTTATATAATTTGCTTCTTCTAACTGATTATATAGAGTGTAAATTATATGATTCTTATATTTATGATGTAAAAGTCTTTTATTAAATTCATGAATATTTTTTTTCCATAATACAATACTTAACATCCATGCGTCAAGATATTTACCAAGCGCACATGCTCGAATATATGCATCCATATGTGAGTCATCTTGTTGAAGGTCTTTTGGCAAATTAAATACGATATTTCTGTTTTTATATGTAGTATTTGTTAGACCATAAAGAAACATCACAGGCAACGTACAATCACGTTTTGTATAACAAAGAGAATATACTAAAGTAAATACTGTATTATCGTCTTCAACTAGTTCTAAAATATTTGTAAGAATGTTTATATTTGCTAGTCCAATACAATGAAACCATGTATTGAATAGTGCATCTTTCAGAGTTTTAAACTCTTCACTTTCAAGTAACTCAAGGGACCAGAATAGTGCTTCTTCACTTCGTCTTTTAGATATACACATTTGAAGAGCTGCTTTTACTTCATCCGTCCTATAGAAGTGTCTTGTGAAAAGCATTTTTGTTAATTATTTTTGTGAATATTTATAATCAATTTTTTTATACTATTATAGTTAAATGGTTTCAATGAACAATGCAGATTTAATTCTGCCCGGGCTTTGGTTAGGAAATAAAGCGGCGTCAATGGATGAAAAGTTTTTAAGAGAAAATAATATAAATTGCGTGTTCAACTGTACAAAAGATTTACCATTTAACTCTTTTCCCAAGAGAAAATACAGAGTTCCAGTCGATGATAATTTAGAACGTGAAGAGATTCGTAATATGGAATTATGGTCTTATGAAATTGTATATAAATTGACAAAAGAACTTAAGCAGGGTAGCGTATTAGTTCATTGTTATGCTGGCATGCAACGCTCTGCTGCAGTTGTTGCTATGTATCTTATTGCAAATTATAGTATGAAAAAAGATAATGCCATATCTTTTATCAAAAGACAACGTCCAATTGCTTTTCGTCCTTTCACTAATTTTGAAAAAGCGATTCAAGGATTTCAAGATAGTTATGAGCGAGATATTATTCCTAAGTTGTTAAATGATTCTTCGTCACCCAGATAGGAACTTCTTCTTTTTCTTGTGGCTCAAACCCTTCTAACATATTTGGCGCTAATCGAACAACTGCTTCACGTCTGTAGTAGCTTTCACCTTTTGGCTTTCCTCGTGGATTACTTACAAATAATACAGAGCCTTGATAACCGATTGGTGTATAATAACGTCTATTATATTCTACAGGAAGATGATTATGACCTATTATCCATGTAATAATAGGATATGTAATTAGTTTTTCTAACTCTCTATCAATTAGTGCAGATTTTGGCTCTTGTATCCAGTCTTCTTCATACAACCATGTGAAAGGCGGATAATAAGAGCATATTAGTAATGGTAACTTAGCATTTGTTACTATATAATCTAAAAATTTTACATTTTCTTCATGTGCTTTTCTAAATATCTGAGGAGTGCATATTGTAGGAATCGGTTTTATAAAAATATTATTATGATAATGAAGCATGACGTCATTTCTTGGTTTATGCCATAAGGATAATCCGACTAATAAAAGTTTTTCATCATTTTCTTCTAACAAAAAAGTATCTTTATAAAGTATTTTAATATTTCTATAAGGGCTGCTAATTTCTCTCATTTTTTGAAGACTATAATCTTCTAAATTACTATACGACCAAATCTCTTCATTGCCAGGAATCCAAAATATTAGTTTCCATCGCTCAGAACAATATTCAAGAAATTGTCGTAGATTTGGTGCATTTAATTTTGCTACATCACCACAAAGCACTAGATAAGGAGCAACTGGCTCTAGCGTTTCATCAAATGTAACTTTCGTCCATAATTCTAAATGTAAATCGCTCGCATACTGTATGCGCATCTATTATACCAATTCTACAAAATTTGTTCTCAAACTCGCATATGCTTTAGGATTATAAGAAGCACTGTAAGCATTTATAGCACTACCGAACGTTGTATAAGGATTGGTTCCACAAAACACATCACTTGAGTATCCTAGAACACCTGTTATAGAAGTATTACCCGCTCCTCCTAGCCAAATTTCAACAGGCTTACAAAGCATCTTTTCTAAATTGGAAGAATCCATCCGCATTCTTTCAATATCATTATGTAATACATTATGAGGTAAATGGTGCGTTAAAACAATTGAGCGATATTTAGATTTTAGTGTATTTTTAATATATTCAACATCTTCAAGATGCCAATTAACAATATCTTCTCCCATTATATTCACCAATCCACTATGTCTTTCAGTCCAAATATAAGAATACTCAAACATACATTGATGTTTTAAATATGGCTTTCGCGCCCATAGTGTTGAACCAATAAGTTGTATATCAGTATTTGGAATTACTACGTGAGAATTATTTAGAATTGTAATATTATTGTAAGATTCTTTTACTTCATATAATTTCTCTAAAGACTCCATAAAATTCTTAGGCTTTATAGAGCAATATTCATAAGAACCAGGAACTAAATAAATTTTATCCCAATTATAAGAAGTATATGTTAAAAAATCTTTATAAACTTGAATAGATTTTTCACTATCAAGAGAACCAATATTTCCAAGTAACGCAAGATGATTACATTTTGCTTTTAGCATACTGTCAAAATGCTTTGTTTTTTGTAAATTCAGAAAGAAATTACTTGCGTATTGAAGTTTGAATGCTTGATTCATTTTATTTATAATTAAGTACTGTATCTTTATATTGGTATGCTTCTCTACACTACCTTAAAGGTTCCGCTCTGCTTACCAATAACAACCACCTTCTATAATCTTATAACCACCAGGTTTATAAGTATCTGGTGGATATACCCACGCATCATTAAAAAACTTACTAATTACTTCATGATTTTCCCAACGCTTTCCTCGAATGCCAAATAATAATTGCGTTGCGCCCCCCATAACAATACATTGTAATCCATGATTTTTTAATCTAGATCCAATAATCATGCCCATACCTCCACACCCAATAATTGCTACTTCTGCTTTTTCTAATAATACTCTACTTATAATATAATCTATTGCATCTTTCGAACTATTAATACAAGCAGGCCATTGAGCTTCCATATTACTTGAAGCAAGAGCTGGAGAATAATATGTTTGAATAGGAATCCATGTTGTTGATTTAGGCAGTAATGATTCACAATCATCGCCCCATATTGCATTTGGCATATATGTTTGTTCCTCACATGTTTTAGCGAATGAATTTATGATTGCTACACGTTTTTCTTTCAAGTACTGGGTCCATCGTAAAGTAGGATTTACATAATATGGTTCTAAATTACGCAAAAATATTTTCTTTCTATTTATATTTATAGTATCAAGAATAGTTTTTTCTGTTAGTTTTAAAGGTTCATACCATCCTTCTGCCATTACATCGGTATTCATTAATGCTTTTAAATATTCAAAACAATAATTATTAACTTCACTTTGAGGAAATATACCAGCATGTAATTCTAACTTTCTTTTATAGTCGTCATGTATTTCTTTTTGAAAATAATAACGAATTATAACTTCAAGTTCAATTGTTCCATTTCGTCCAATTAAAAATGGTTTATCAGATTTGAATAAATCACATAATATTTTGGCATTTTCTTCCATCTAAATTAGATTAGGTTTAAAACCTTTATTACGTTATCTAAGAGACATTTGGCTTAAAATCTTTATTACGCCATGGATTAAATCTCGGGAGTTGTGGCTGTGTCTCTGGCTCTGGCTCTGGAAAAGGCGCAGATGGTAGTACAGGAGTAATAAGCTCTGGAATACTTTCAAATGGATATGGTGTTGATACTCTAGTTAGTTCATCAATAGATTCTTCAAACTCAAGAGTAACTTCATCACCTTGACACATAACTACGCTGGCAGGTTCAATACTTTTTACAATAAATTGTACATCAAGTTCTTGAATCTTTAGTTTGATAGTTGTATCTTTCTGAAGAACTGCTAACTTAGTTAATTCATACGAAAGAATATCTTGAATTTCTGCACAATGGAATTCATTGTCATGTGGTTGAAGTACAATTTTAGTAGATTCATCAAATACTTCAGCAGGAAGCCACTCAACTTCTAATTCTTCACCATCGCCATTACAATCAATCTGTTGTAGCATCCACTGAGGAATAAATATAGAATCTAGAGTATTAAGCCCAGTACGGATAGGTGAACCAAGTGCGCAAACCCAAAATCTATCACCCTTAATTACACGAGCAAACATACGATTTGTTGGAATCTCATTTGTAATCGTCTTCCATGTGTTTTCATTTACATAACAATTATAATCTTCAACATCTTGTCCAAGATATACAGTTGACCATACTGAATACATTTTTGATACTAAATATACTATATTTAAGTTTTCAATTTTTTAATATTATATATTAGGTAATATGGTTAGCCATACTCGAAAAAATTCACATAATACAAAATTAAAAAACTCTAAATATCCTGAACATACAAGAAAGACTATACATAAAAAGTCTTTTGAAGTTCAAAAGACAGGTAATAAATATCAATGCCAATGCACATCTTCTTGTAAGAATAAAGTTGTAAATAATGCGTATTTTTGTCCAGAACATAAAAATGTTTGCTCTAGAGTTAGTCAGTTAAGTGGTTATGAGCCCGATTATGATCCGGCATTTTGGAATAAGAATTTCAAGATAAAAGAAACACATAATTGTTTTGCGTATTCATTTAATATAAATGACCCAAAACAAATGGCAAAATGTAAAGATAAAGATTGTAATATCCCTTTTCACCAACCCGGAAGCGCATCAGGACATGAGAAATTTAAATCTTCAAACCCAAAAACATGTCCTAATTTGATGATGCGTAACTTTGGCGATAACCCGAATATTAGAATGGCGCATTTTACAGAAAGATGTCCAGCAGGAACATCAAAAATTGCACTTATAATTGACGAAGATGAAGACTATCATTATTTGCGCCAGGATTCAAATGGACTCTGGAGTCACAAGCCTGGAGCAAGAAATGTAACAAATCGTGATGCTTCTGGTAAACGTATATATGACCCGGCACTTGCCGATTATAACTATAAGAAAAATGCGGATGGATATTTGAATTATGATTTATTCTGCTCTTACATATGTGTTCCTAGAATAACACCAGTAAGAGCAAAAGTTGGGGGAACTAGGAAGAGCGTTTAACCCTACGTTGTTTCTGACGAGCTTCTACCCAATCCACCCCGTATTCCATATATATTTCATTGACTGGGTCAAGCATGCTTAATGCTTCGACGCAATCAATACGTTCTTTAGGATTTGTACTTAACATTTTTTTCAATATATCAGTTACAATACTTTTCTTAATTTTCCATTCAGAACTTTCAATAAATTCATATGAAAATATTAAAGTATTTAATGTATCAAGTAAGAGAACTCCAATCGCCCAACTGTCAAATCCAGGATAATAGAGTTTCCAAATTTTAATTAAATCTTTTTCTCTATACGCTTGTGAAGTTCTAAAAAATGTAGCAAGATCTTTTAATTGTGTTCTTAGTGAAACACCTAGTAATTTTTCAATCCTATGTAATACTTTCTTTTGTGGCATTAATTCTATTAATGCTTCTTCAAATGTATAGTTATTATTGTCATCAATCGCAGTTAAAAATGTAACTTCTGGTGGTTCGGCTGAATATTCTGGTGTTAGAACTTTCCAGCGTTCATTAATACTTTCTAAAGATATATCATTTTTGCTAAATGCCTGACCGTAATCAATAATACGTGCTAGATTCTTCTTATCGATCAAAATATTACCACCATGAATGTCATAATGAATAAAACCATGTAATACCATTAATGAACCGGCTTCAAGAAGATGTCTCATAAGTGTAAAAAAAGAAATAGTATCTTTTGATTTTAAATTGTATTTGAATAAATCTTTTCCTCCAAATGGCATAGACATTTGTTTTAATGTATCCGGCTCTACACGGTGTAGAAAGTTACACTTATCAATATCTTTTTCTTCTTGATTGTCAAATATTTTTGGACTACAATAAGCATTTGGTAATAAAAAATAATATTCAAAATTCTTAATACCACTAAGAATTTTATACGCTTTTTCTTCTCGCTCTACATCATTCTTTGTCGTCAATTTTCCAACATGACCTACATCTAATTGTTTTTTTTTACATAATAATGGTGGATCAAATACACAACCATAGGAACCTTGTCCAATAAGTTTTCCACCTTCCATTCTACTACATCTGCGAAGCAAATTCTTATAAGAAAAGCATACAAAATCATTAGATGGAACTACCCGGGACAATCTGGATAGCGTTATTTTTATTAATAACAATTATAACAATTGAAGTGCTACACCCTACTCTTATGAATGAAGGATTTGCACTCATTTCAGCATTAGATGCATCAGGCGATAAGAATAATTTCTTTGCTCCATTCGCTATGAGACGTGGAGATATAGGTGTAGATGAAGAAGAAAAAGGTTATAGTCAAGAATCAAGATATTATCGTGGATATGTTGATGTACAGAATTTTGGGTTAAAACATGATTTCTGTAGATTGGTTGTTCCAGATGATATAACTAACAGTTTAGATAAGAATGTACTGAAGAAAGTTGATTCTGATAGAAAGAAATTTGGTAATTTAATGAATGCGTTTTTCGCATGCGCACTTGCTGGAACAAGTGGTCTATCCTCCGTATCCTATAAATCAAAGTCTGTAAAAGATGGACTTAGACTATCACGTGACGATTATATGAGAGATATTTATAATGAAAATAAATATGCTTATTGCCGTATTCTAAAAGCGGACGATGGCACATTTCAACCATTATGTCTACGAGCAAAGGATTTTGGATTCAATAATTATGATGAAGTAGATTCTGATCCTCCAGAAAATATTAAAGCGCTTTTACAATTCTATGACGGATGCGTTGGCTGGTTACGATTTAGAGATGATATGTCTGATTATGTAAATAATCTTACAATTCAAAAAGCCGGTGGTATAAGTATTTCTGAAGAACCAAATCCTTCCGTCACACAAGGTGTGAGTTTTAACGGTATAGACCAATTTTTAAGATTAAGTGATGCTCCCGATTTAACACTTGGTCGTAAAATCAATATGAGAAGTGTTCGCGCATTCAATTTATGGGTATACTTCGATGCGTTCACAAACAACGCTCACATATTTGATTTCGGGGATGGCGCTGGTAATAATAATACAGTGTTAAGTATTGTTGGTAAAGGGGATGCTACAACCGATAGTAATGAGTTAAGACCGATGTTATGTGGGAATCAACAAAATACATTACCAGAATATCCTTCTGGTCCTCATCCTTGTGCAGAAACAACTCCTCAGAATCTTATGTTATTAAAAGCAAATGTAAATGAATATGAATGTAAATTATTTGATGTGATACCGAATAGAATACAAGAACTAACAAAATTTAGTCCACCAGCACCTACAAGAGCATCTCTTCTTTATGAAGTATGGGACTCGAAACAGCGAAAGCAGCGTATTCTTGTAAATGGTGTTATTCCCTTAAAGAAATGGTGCCATGTTGTTATAACGGCAAAATCAAATGATTCTTTCAGACCTGATGTCGCAATCTATATTAACGGAACGCAAGTATTTGTTGAACCATCAGGATTTTTGCCACAAGCACAAAGTACAACAAATAATTATATTGGTAAGTCAAATTGGGCGAACGCAACAAGCCAGTATGAAATGAAAGACGAATTATTTAGTGGTAAAATATTTGATTTTAGAATGTATAATTCAGTAATGTCTGAAGAAAAAATTAAGAAGTCAATTGTCTGGGGCCAGAGTATGTTAGCAATATAGAATCATCTTTTTTCACTATAAGTTTATAAACAGGATATTCATTTTTACAACTCTTACAATTTACAAGCCCTTTTAAATTTAAATATATATACCCATTCTTATCCATACGGTTGTTACAAAGATAACATAAGTAAATATCATTTACATATTCTATCTTATTCATAATAGATGGAATCAAAAAAAATTGGAAAAAATAACTCAAAGAATGTAACTAGAAAACGAATGAAATCATTTGAAAAACTTTCCAAAGACCCTATTCCATATCTTGAAGCACATGATATTGAAAAGGCCGCGAAGCTTTTAAAGCAAGCATCTTTTGAATACTACAAAGGTACTCCAATCATTACAGATGATATATTTGATATTGTAAAAAACTATATTCAAAAGAAAGACCCTAGTCATCCCGTATTAAGTGAAATTGGAGCAGAAGCACCGGGTGAAAAGGTGAAGTTGCCATTTTGGATGGGTTCGTTAGATAAAATTCGTGAAGAAGAAGGAAAAGAAGCAGGGTTTGATAAGGCAATTGAATCATGGAAAGCAAAGCATATTGGTAATGTAGTTATTTCAGATAAACTAGATGGTAATTCTGCGTTACTTGTTTATTCACCAAAAAGTATTAAAATGTATTCTCGTGGCGATGGGTATCAAGGCCAAGATATTTCACACTTAATTCCATTAATACAAGGGGTTCCAAAGAAAATACCATTCCCAAATTATGCACTGCGCGGTGAACTCATCATGTCAAAGGAAGGATGGAAATCAAAGGGAAAAGGGGCAAATGCTCGTAACGCAGTAGCTGGTGTAATGCATTCCAAACATCCAGATAAAGAACTTGCGTCGATTGTAGAGTTTGTTGCGTATGAACAATTACACCCTCGTGCGTCTGCGTCCGATGGACTAGAAGTCATGGCAGAATTTGGATTCAATGTAGTATATAATATGAAAGTTAAAACAAAAAGTTTAACAGTTGAAAGTCTTTCTAAAATATTGATACAGCGGCGTAAAGATTCACCTTATGAAGTGGATGGTATTGTGATATTCCACGATGATGACCATAATCAAGTATCTGGTAAAAATCCTTCTTATGCGTTTGCTTTCAAAAGTATATTGACACATGAAGAAGCAGAAGTAATTGTAAAAGAAGTTACTTGGGCAGCATCAAAAGACGGATATTTGAAACCACTCATTCATTTCGACGCAGTAGTATTAGCAGGTGCTTCTATTCAAAAAGCGACCGGGTTTAACGCGCAGTACATAGAAACACATGTAATAGGGCCAGGATCACGTATTGTTATTATTCGTTCTGGTGATGTAATTCCTCATGTAGTAAGAATTCTTTCAAAGTCGGCAACCGGTAAACCAAGTTTTCCTGAGAACTGTAAATTTAAATGGAATGATACGCATGTAGATATTGTACTAGAAGATTCGTCTGGAGCAGAAGATGTTATTGTAAAACGAATGACATATTTTGCAAAAACTCTTGATATGAAAGGTGTTGGAGAAGGTATTGTTCAACGACTCTATACAAATGGTGTTAACAGTATTAAGAAACTACTGAATGTCACTACAGACGAACTTTTAAAGATGGAAGGATTCCAAAAGAAATCTGCTGAGAAAGTTGTAAGTGAAATTAAAGAAGCAATTGGAAAAGCAGATTGTTTAACATTTATGGATGCTTCTAATTTATTTGGACGTGCTATTGGTGAAAAGAAACTAAAACTTATTGTGTCAAAGTTTCCAAATATTCTTGAAGGAAGAGTTCCGAAAGAATCAGAGTTGTCAAGTGTAGATGGCATTGGACCGCTAACTGCGAAACAATTCTTAGATGGACTCCCTGCATTCTTTGAGTTTATGAAAGATATTGGTATTATATGTAATAAAGTGGTTGCCGTAAATACAGTAGTCGCATCCAACAAACCTTCACTAAGTAGCCTAACTGTAGTATTTACTGGAATGAGAGATAAGATTTTGGAAGCTGAAATCGAATCTAGAGGAGGAAAGATTGGGTCGAGTGTATCTAAGAAAACAACAGTAGTAGTCGCAAAAGACCCCAGTGATGAATCAGGCAAAGTAAAAACCGCAAAAGAACTAGGTGTTGAAGTATTAGATTTTGAAAGTTTTAAAAAGAAGTATATTTAGACCTAGAAACGAATTCTATTTGCTACAACAGAATATAATCCTCTTTTATAATTAAAAAATTCCATATTATTTTTAGGAGCGTACGCAATTAAATTATTATCTTTAATTGCGTATGAATATAACCAATCTGCTGGCAGAAACTTTTTTGATTTAGCATATTTCTCAAATGTTTTTATTATAGCGTGAGCTGCTTTCGCTTTTATAAGTAAAGCATGCGTTCCCCAGAATCTGAAAATTTGTACGTAGTTGCTATTTATTGGTTTAGACTCAACAGTTTCACTTGTTCCTAAACATAATATATCAAATTCTGGAGCATTTTTAATAAAGTTATTTAGCTCTACTAAATCTCCATGAAAGGTACAATCATCTTCAAAAATTACAATACTATCATATTTCATATTTTTTAAGACTTCTAAATGAGATAGTGTACATCCAATTATACCAGGATTAATACTTTGTCCTTTAAGAATATGGCTACAATCTAAATATTTATCCTTATGTTGCGTTCCATCAATTGCATTAAAAATATATATAGGTTGTTTAATATTTTTTTCGAGTGTTTTTATAATTTCATATCTTTCAACAAGAGATGGTAACCAAATAGATATACAATATTCCATAGTTTACTTCT